TAGGAGAAAACCTTGCATTATTTTTTACAGGTAAATAGGGGAAGCTCTGTCTTATTTTTCACAGGTAGGAGAAAACCTTGTGTTATTTTTTACAGGTGAGTTGAGATACCCTATTTTATTTTTCACAAGTAAATGGGACACCTTATATTATTTTTTATAATTAGATTGGGATATTTTACTTTATTTATTTTATAAAATCAGGGACTTTACAATTTTCATAAGGTCCCTGATTTAGTCCCTTGTTTCTGTAATGTATTGATTTACAGATGTTATTGTGGAGCTGGAGGGAAACTATATTAGCGATTATATAGTTTGATTATCAGTAAGTTAAGTTTTTCAATATCCCGTTTTAACCCCTGTTTTTTACTATTTTTTTACTATTTTTAGTATTGTTTTTTGTTATAAAGATACTTTTACCAAAGATTTAGTTTGTCGATTGTTTCAAAATGTTTTTTATTCAAGGTGTAGAGAGGTAAATTGTAAAATACAGCACTTGCTCCTATTAAAACATCGGAGGGCTCAAGGCTGTTGATTTGTTCGGAAATGCCTATTCCTAAAACGGAAATATCCTCGTTGAGGTGTAGCATTTTAAGACTTGAAAAAATACTTTTGTATTCTTTTCTTTCTTCTTTTGTAAATCCTTTATAACAACTAAGCCACCGTAGTAATTCTATGTATATGATAGGTGTAATAGCTATATTTTCCACTCCTATTTTATCTATTTCTTTGATTGTATTTTTGTCTCCAGAAATATAATTGCTGATGATGTTGGTATCACAAATTACCTTAATATGTTCCATAGACATCTTTTCTGTTAAAAGGCTTTACACTATATTTTTTAGCAAGTTCTTGTAGCCTTTTAAATCCTTTTCTTAATTTTATTTCCTTTTCAGAGAGTTGTTTTTGTTTCAAGGTCTCTCTTTTTTTTGTTTTTGCACTCATAATTTTTGAATTTATCTATTTATTTCAGGAATTGATGGTCTAAAAGACACTATTTTTCTGTAAATGAATATCTGTAACACTTCGGATAGGTTTATCTTATAATCTTTATATTTTTGATTGTAGGAGTGGCAAATAATGTAACCCTCTTCTGTGTTATGCTCTATGATTTGCTTAAATACTGTTCCCTCTGTGGATACTATTACAAATAGGTTTCCTCTAATAGGTAGTTTTTCTCCTTTTTGTAAATGATATTCTTTTATCAGTATTTCTGTTCCATCAGGAATTGAGATACTTGTGCCGTCATCCATAGAATCGCCATCCACACGAACAACAAGATAGTTTCCTCTATCAAATTCTTTTGGGATTAGCCTTCTTTTCATCTCTGGGAGCGTGGCAGGATTGTATCCTCCTAATCTTCCAGCAACAGTAGAAAGGTCGGCATATTCTACTTCCATATAGTTATCATAAGGTATTGGCGAAACCTCCTCTACATATTTCTTTTCTTCTTTCAGCATTTCGCCCTCGCCAGTTCTTAACCATTCAGTGTTTAGTTCAGGACAATTTGGAATAATATAAGTGTTAATTATTTTCTCTCCCAAAGCCCTTTTATTGTTTAATATTGCGTTTATATTTGATTGAGGATAGCCAATTTTTAAGGCAAACTCATCTTGTGTTATCCCTAAATATTCAAAATATTTATTGAATCGAAAGTTTCTTTTTTCATCCCAAGTTATCTTTTTTGATATATTTTCATTATCTTTCATATCTTTGTATTAAAATAATTAGTTATGCACATATCATATTTTTTCCATGAAGCCGAAAAAGACCAAGAGTATATTTCTTTGCTTTTTAAAGAAAATCCTAAAATCAGCATCCTGCTGCCAAGTGTAGAAAAAACTCTTTTTCTGTATCATAATTTCAGACAATTTCATCTAAACCAATATGGCGTAGTTCCCAGCAAAAAAGCAATAAAATGGTTTAATTTTAAATGCTATATAAAACATGTAATCTTCAAAAATCTTATTGATGCATCCTTCCAGTTATTCGCATTATCAGCATCTGTGTTGTTTATTTATCTTATTTATAAAATAACAATCCTAAAATTTGGATAAGTATAGAGATAAATCCTACAGCTAATACAAGCCTTTGTAGATAGATGTTTTGTATTCCTATATTCAGTGAGGCTATTTCATTCTGCAATTCTCCTGATTGCAGTTTTTTTATGCCTTGCTCTGTAATATTCACATACCCTTTATCAACTGTAAGTTCCAGCCAGCCTAATTTTACCAAATAATCCAATTGAGGCACAATGTCCTCTATCATATCATAATTGTATAGTTCAAGTTCTTTATTTAAAGCATTTTTTAAAACAAGACCTTCTTCTTTGCCTTTTATTTTCAGACAATGCTTTAAAACAGCCAAGTTAAATATCGCCTCTCTATACATTTTTTGGCTTCTGTTTAAATAAATATTTTTAAACATAAATTTTTCTTACTGGTTTTCAGTTAGTTATATATTTATATATCAAATATGATATAAAATATTTGTATTGTATATCAAAAATGATATATATTTGCAATATCAAAATGATACAAAAAGTGATACATCATTTTAATAAACAAAAATAATAAAAATTATGAGAATAAAACAAGAGGTAAAGAAAATTATTCATCAGAACATAGAAGAATATGCCTTAAAGGTTAATAAAAGTTCTTCAACAGTTAAAAGATGGTTATACACAGACAACAAACAATTCAGAAAAAGAAAACACGCCCAAATATTATCAAAGATAATAGGGCTCACAGAAGATCAAATTTTTGAATTAGAAGCAAATGAACCAACTGAATAAAATAAAAGAACCCACAGCGCTGGCGGTTGGCGAGTTAATAAAAAATTGGAGCGTAAAGAGTAAAGAAAGTTTTATCAAAATATTAACGAGGGAGGTTGATAATGAGAAACTTACAGAAAAACAAAAAGTAAAAAAATTCAAACAAGAATACGCTTCATTTTTTAATAAAAAAGCCCCCAGCGGCAACTGAGAGCAATCAATTAATTAACAATCAAAAATCTTAACAAATGAAAACAACATTAAAAACAACGGCAAAGATAGAAAAAAACATGACAATTACAAAATCAAGAGATTTTTTAAAGGCGTGTGAACTTATTGAAGCGCAGAACTTCAATGATTATGACAACGAAAACTACGACTGGTTAGGTTTGTTCTTCGATGAAAACAATGGCTACTGGTGTGTAGAATACGATTACAACGCTTACGAATGGATTTTGACCATTGATGGCGACAAGGTGGTATCTCTTGGCGAACACGACAAGTATATAAAGAACTTCATAACAAGGAAAGAGCGTGAGAAGATAGAAGAACAGCGAGAAGATAGAGAATATCACGAGCAGAGAGAAGAGCTTTTCAGACACTATAACTACGGACTGATTTAATCCATAATACTATTTTTTTCATAACTGCCACCGCCCACAATCTTTTTCATTGTATTCATAAATTAACTTAAACAGGGCGGTGGTTTTTAAAAAGACAATAAGATGAAACCAACACAAAAGATACACAAATTAAGACTTTGGAAAAAATGGGTAATGAACAACAGAAAGCATGATTTAGCCTATTACCGAAACCTATACGACAATAACACTTATGAAAACGAATTACAAAGAGCTGACCGAATTCTTGCGGTTCTTAAATAAAATCTACATAGAATATAAGGGCGAAGAATTTAAGCCAACAGCAGAAGAATTTAAAAAAGTAAAAGAACGATTCACAACAAGATAAACAACAAGTGCTGTCTGAATTTAACACAATAAAAAATGTTAGAAATCTGGTAACAGACAGCACTTTAAAAACTCCCTGTTGCAAGTAATCTACCAAGAAAACAAACAAATACAGGGTAACACAGCCCAGTTGTCCGAAAACTGGAAAACACGAGCAACGCTGGGCTGTTTTTAACTTAAAAATCAATTAAAATGGAAAATAAACAAAACATATTCAAAGCGATTTCAGAATTTCAGCAAGAAGTTCCAGTGATACACAAAGACACACAAGGTTTCGGCTACACTTATGCAGACCTGCCGAAAATCTTTGAAGTGATAAACCCACTATTAAAGAAACACGGACTTGGATTTACACAGCCATTAGAAGGCAAATCTATCAGAACAATAATCTTTCATATAGCATCAGGCGAAACGCTGGAAAGTGTGATAGATATTCCCCAAGAAGTGGATTTAAAAGGAATGAACGATTTCCAAGTGTTAGGCTCTGCGATTACTTATTTAAGAAGATACGCCATTTCATCAATTCTTGGGCTGGTGACTGACAAAGACACCGATGCACACGGCGAACAAACAAAAGGCAACAAAGCGCCAGCAAAAACACAAAACACGCCTGAAAAGTGGCTAAATGTAGGTTCGCCAGAGTGGGAAGGGCTGGTGAAAACCATAGCAGATGGTTCTAATTGGACGCTTGCCCAAATCAGAAAGAAATACAAAGTATCCAAAGAGACAGAAAAAGAATTAGCAACACTAAACATCACATAATATGACACCTATATCAGTAATTGAGTTGATGCCTTCTACCAGCGACCAAGTGAAAAGTTTCGCAGAGCAGGTAAAAGACCAAATCCTAAATGGAGATTATGATTTTAGAAAGTTCCTATACCAAAAGAAGCTCATTGAAAAAACATTTGAAACCATCAATGAAGACAAGGAACTGAAAGCCTATTTTGAAAAAGAGATAGAAAAATACGGAATAGAGGGAGTTGGATTTAATGATTTAAGATTTGAAATAGGCAGAAGAAAGACTTGGGATTATTCCAACACAGGAGATATGGAATTATTCCAAATGGAGAAAGAAAAAGAGGAATTAGACAAAAAGATAGAAGCGAGGCGAAGGTGGTTGCAGGGAATAAAACCAGAAATAGATAAAGAAACAGGCGAAATACTCCTCTCTCCTGCTTATTACAGGGAAAAAACTTTCATAAGGTCAAGCAAAAGAAAACAATGAAAACAGAAATAATAAGTGTTTCAAGAATGGGAACAGGGCTGTTTGCTACTGACACAGAGAGTGAAGAAACAATAAAGTCTATTCCCAAAGGCGAAAACATCATCATTAAAATAAGCAATAATCGTAATGAAAGAATGCATAAGGCTTACTTTTCTATTCTCGGTTTTGTTTGGGATAACCTCCCTGAAAACATGCAGGAAAAATGCCCAAAGCAGCACTTTTATAAACTTCTGAAAGAACTACAAGGCAGATATGAGATTGTTTATAAAAATGGAGAAAAAGAAGTGAAAGAATATGAAAGCATCAATTTCAGCAAAATGGGACAAAAACGCTTTCATGAGGTTTTTAAGGAGGATTTGGAATTTATCATAACTGATATACTGCCTCCGCTCAGAATGGATGATTTTATAAGCGTTTTAGTCAATCAATACGAATTAACATTATTAAAATACAATTTATAACATGGCGAATTTAAGCACAAAACTAAATCTTGCAGGATTGATTCACGCAAGAATGAATAAAAAAGGTAAAGATGGCAATATGGTGGATTGTCTAATTATTCCTATTAAAGAAAACCACCTATTTATTGGAGAAAAAGGATTGTATTTAGACCTTTCTCACTTTGAAATTAAAAACCCAAAAGAAGGACAAGAAGATAGTCACTTAGTCAAGCAAAGCCTCCCAAAAGAAGTGTATGAAGCGATGAGCAAAGAAGAACAGGAAAAACTACCGATTTTAGGTAATACAAGAACTTGGGGGAGCAACTCTAACGAACCTGAACTTGCTCAGCCTATTGATGAAGATGATGATTTACCATTTTAAAATGATAAATAACATCAATAAGACTATTTTTTAACCAATAAGCATTATCAATAATGTTTATAAGAGCATTTTCAAAACAATAAACAATGTCTATAACATCCACAAAAGCATTTGCAGATATTCAGGTAAAACTACCTGACAGGAGAAGAGAAGTTTATAAGGCTATTGCGGAAAACCCTAACTCATCAATTTATGATATAGCCGATGTTTTAGGCTGGAACTTAAACCAAGTAAGCAATAGAATAAACGAGTTGGTAAATTCAGGACTGGTAGAGAAAACAGGTTCAGAAATACACGGAAAGTTTGAAAGGGATTTGTTTTCTGTTATCACTGACAAGGAGAAGATAATCGAAAAGCAAAGACAATTATACAAAGGATTTACTTCGGTAAAAGATGATTTAGAAGCCGATTATAATAATTGCAAAACGGAAAACGGAAGAAAAATTTTAAAAAACAGAATAGAATACTATAAAGAAAAAATAAGGAATTTAAAATGGTTGATTTAAAAATACTTGTAGAGGGCTGGGCTGAAAGAAAAGGTATACTGGAACACGGAAAACCAATGAAACAGCTTATAAAAACGCTGGAAGAAATCACAGAATTACACGCAGCAATAGAAGATTACAATTTAAAGGAAATAGAAGATGCAATCGGCGATGTAGTGGTAACGCTTGTTATCTACGCCAAAATGAAGAGCATCACGCTTTTCCCTAATGGCAGTGAAGAACTTTCGGACTCAAAAGGAACAGCGCAAGACCCTTATTTCCTTTTGGATAACTGCAATAAACTTATGCAGTTGGAGAAGTTCACTAATGATTCAGTTGAGAAATACCACGCAGTTCAGATGATGTTGTTCTTGCTTAATCAAATCGCCAACAGGTTTAACCTTAAAATTTGGGAGTGTTTGCACTCTGCTTACAAGGTTATAAGATGCAGGACTGGGAAAATGATTGATGGACAGTTTGTTAAAGACTAATGGAAGCAGGACAATACGCCACCCTAAACAAAGATGTAGGCTTTAAGAAAGTCATATACAGCAAGAAAGGAACGAAGGTAAAAATCATCAGCATAAGTGGAAACGCTGTGATTTACGAAACAGAAAACGGAAAACGCTTTCCGTGTAATATTAAAGATTTAGAATGAAAAACAAAGTGAAAGATATGAAATATACAGTATTTGAAAACAAAGACCACCATTTATTAGAAGTGTATACTACTCGATATGGTAAATTGGGAATGTGTATTAAATATGATTTATACCAAGAAAACCCTGAATTAGAGGATGAATTCAAAACTCTTTATCAAGAATATAACATATCAATAGAGCCAGAAGATATAGAACCACTAATAGAAACACTGCGAGAATTAAAAGCAGTTCTTGACAACAAGTCAAAAACAGAGGAAAAGTAAAAACAATTAGACAGAGTAGAAGTTCTTTAAAACATTAAAACCAATAAAAAATGGAACGAGAGAGTTTTGTTTTTTATCGCAGTTTTTTTGAGAGTATTAGGGATTTGCCGAGGGATATTCAGGGAGAAGTGCTTACAGCCATAATTGAGTATGGCTTATACGGAGAAACAACTGAAAATCCAAAGCCGATAGCAGGGGCTATTTTGAAACTTGTAATACCTCAAATAGAAGCGAATAATAAACGATATAACAACGGAAAAAAGGGGGGGAGACCTACAAAAAACAAAACCGAACAAGAACCAAAACAAAACCAAAACGAAACCAAACCAAAACCTAATGTAAATGTAAATGATAATAATAAGAATATTATTAAACATACTATACACATAGATAATAATATTCTTTTCGAGCAAATTAAAAATTTGCCCGAGTATCTTAAAAATTTTCAAGGGAATAAACTTTATCTCTTCGTGGCTTATCGGTTTTGGGAATTATGGAAAAAGGAAAACCCTACCAATCTCACAGTGAAGAACGCTAATGTTTCCAAGTGGTATCATGAAGTCCGTAAAATCGTAGAAATAGACAAAACCACGATAGAAAGGCTGATAGGTATCTACACCTACTTTAAGCAAATTCAAAAGGGAGAGGCTGGTTTTAGGCGATTTTGGTTTGATACGATAAAATCCATTCACGGCATCAGGAAGAAGAATAAAGCGGGGGAATACTATCTGGACAGGATTATTACCGAGGTAAATGAAGAGCTGGAAAGAAACGAGGATTTTGAAAGGCTGGTAGTGGATTTAATCCAAAAAACGAAAGATTATGCGAGCAATAAGATACCTAAAAAACAGATTTGAGTTTGCTGCAAAGAATGGGAAACCACTATACATCAACCAAAACGATGTAGATGCTCTAAACCAAATCATAGAGTTTGCTAATGGAAAACCTAAAAGCACCGAATTAGAAGACAGTTTGATGCTGTTCTACCTTCTTCAATATTGGAAAGTAGAAAACAAAGAAAATCAGAAGCTGGTGGCAACGGAGAACAAACAAGGAATTTTTGAAATAACAGGGGCGGATATTATTCTTAAAAAACTTTCTATGATGCTGGAACCAAAATGTTGGATTATTGAGCAGATAAGGGATGAATTGAGAATTCATCAGGCGATGAATGGGATACCGAAAAATGAAAGAATACCCACCAAAGCAGTGGCGGAGTTGTTAGATGAGATTTTAGAAATAGCAAAGAATAACTTTCCATTGGCAAGGGAGCTAAATGAATACGATGTAAGATATGTTGATAGAGCCGATAAAACTAAATAATATTCCGGAAGCAGAATGTGAGGTTCTCAATCTTGAAGATTTTAAAATCAATCCTGATGAGGACATACCAGAGCCGATACCGATTTTGCACACTTGGGATGAAAGAGGAAACCTCCTGCCGATATTCACAGAAGATAACATCTCTATGATTCAGGGAAAGGCAAAATCAAGAAAATCAACCTTTATCAGGGCGATAAGCACGGCAGTGATGGGCGGTAAATTTGGAATGCTGGAATGCACCTACCGAAGAAACAGAATGGTGATTTTTGACACAGAACAGGGCGCTTATCATTGTTCAAGAGCAGTGAAACAAATTAGACAATTAAGCGGAAGAAATGTTGATTATTACAAACTCGCAGGGCTTCCAGTATCCAGTAAAAAATACTTGGTAGAAACCCACTTAAAACAAAATCCAGATTGTGGATTTGTGATTTTGGATAACATCGTGCATTTCCTGTTGGATTTCAATTCATCAACCGAGAGTTCAGAGCTTAACGAATGGTTGATAAAACTCAAAGGAGAATATAACACCCATATATGTGTTGTGCTGCACGAAAACGGAAGTGATATAGGGAACGGAAAAGCAAAAGGACACATCGGAACTTTACTTGAAAACACTTGTGAAACTATCATCCGAGTAGAAAAAGACAAAGATGATAAAGGGCAAAGTATCGTAAGTCCAAAAGCAATGCGAGGATTGGAATTTAACCCTATTCTGATGCAGGTAGATTATCAAGGAGTGCCTTATCTCTCTTGGTATGAAGAAACAGATAAACCTAAAAAGATGAGATTATGACACTGGAAGAACTCAAAAAAGACCCAATGAAACAGATAGAAAGGGTCGCTAAAAGCAAAGATATCAACGCCCTTATAAAAGTCTATGAGGAGCAGAGAAAAGAGCAAAGAAAAAGATATAAAAACAAACAAAATCAAGATGAACACGGATATAGTGAAACCTAATATAGGAGAATTAACAAAGGCTAAAAAAACACTTGAAAAAGCCAAAGAATTAAACCGAAAGGTAAAAGTTGTTCCGATGGGATATTCGCCCTCTTGGGAGCGAGAAAAGGAAGTAATCAAAGCCAAAAAGGAGAATTTAGATAAATCAACATACAAGCCGAAAGATTACAGCTTCCACACACCCAAAGGGAATGAAATCCATGTTCCAGAGGGATACCTTAAAGTGAAGGATTTGCGACAGAAATTCTTGGAGAAAACAGGCTCTTATTTCACAAGGCTGGATAAGGAATACCGAAGCCGAGTAAAGGAGGTTATCTTGGGCTCTGCAAAAGCTTACGAATGGAATGAGGAGATTTTCAATGAAATAACAAGCAATTATAAAAAAAGAAAGAAACACAAGAAATGATAGTAATAGTTTTAATTCTAATCTTATCAATCGCCATTGTGATTATAGCATGGAGCAGCGATATTAAGATGCTGGAAGACCGAATAGAGGAATTAACCGAAAAATTAGAAAGGTATGAAAACAATAAAACTTATAGCGCTGGTGCTGTTCCTGTGCAGTTGCAAAGCGAAAGACCCTTACAAGCAATTCAAAAGGGAGATAAAAGTAAATAAACCAAGTAAAGAACACACACTAAAAAACAATAGAATAGCATGAATACAGCAGGACAACACCTTACGGAATACCATAAAAAACTCTTGAAAAAAGAAGCCAAATACGAAAAGAAAGTAAGAACAAGAAGAATTGAAAGCCTTACGATTGAAGAGCATGTAAAATTAAAATCCATCATGTCGCAGTTCTACTGCACGGTAGCCCTACAGATTGAGTTGGTAGATGCGCTGGAAGAAATGAAGATGCTAAATGGATATCCCTTTGTTGAAGACTTAAGAAAGGCGGTTATATTCATGAATAACAGCATGTATGAAAGTGCTGTGAAAAACGAAGAAGATGATTTAGTAAGGCAGGTATGGGAGAAGAAAATGGAAAACATCGTGAAAATTATGCCTCAGCTCAATGCCAAGCAATTTGATATGCTGGAAGAGTTTGTAAGGAATTTAAAATATAAGAAGTAAAAAACAATGGAAACAATTAAGAATATATCAATATACATGACTTGCGCTTTGAATTTAAGCAATATAAAAGTAACAAATCAAGTAAAGGAACAGTTAGAAGAATTGTTTTGTGAAGGCAGAACTTTGCAAGAAACCAATCCAAATATTGGATATGAAGAGGCTTGGGAATGGTTGATTGAGCAAGCTAAAAACCAAAGCGGAGCAGATTACTTCCATTTCAATGTGGATTGGATTGAAACAGAAGAGTAAACCTTCCAAATAAGTAACTTACTAAATAGTAACATTAAAGATAAATAAGATGGAAGCGAAAGAATTTAAAATTCAAGTGCCAGAGGGCTACGAAATTGACAAAGAAAAATCAACTTTTGAAAAGATAGTTTTTAAAAAAGTTGATGATTTACCTAAAAGTTGGGAAGAATTAGAATTTATAGATGGTTTTTTTGTAAGTAGTTTAAGTGATATAGCTAAAATTGGAAATAATACTACAAATGATAAAAATAACAAAAATGTTTTTCCAACAAAAGAAGAAGCAGAAGCATGTTTAGCACTTGCTCAATTATGTCAGTTAAGGGATAGATATAACGATGGGTGGAAACCTGATTGGGAAGATAGTTATGTAAAATATATTTTATATTATTGGGGAGATGATATTACTAAAACTCATTGTACTAATGCGAGGACTTTATTGTCGTTCAAAACACAAAAACTCAGAGATGAATTTTTAGAAAATTTTAGAGATTTAATAGAAACAGCAAAACCATTATTATGACAAAACACGAAGAATTTTTAGTTCCTGTAGAAATAGCGAAGGAACTTAATGAGATAGGTTTTGATAAACCATGTTTCTTTTCTTTTAACGAAGAGGTCATTGGAGAAATACCTTTGTCATTTGGCAAATTCCTAATTAAATGTAATGACCATGAAGCGCATCTTAATGGTGTAATATATGGGGATAAAAAAGTGACTGATAGTTATCCAATTCCAACCTACGAGCAAGTATTTGCTTGGTTCAGGAAAAAAGGTTTATTCCATAGTATTATTCTTACAAAGGATTTTATTGAAAATGACATTTTCTTTTCTTGTGAAATTAGAAATGCAGACACAGATATAGTTACAATGTTTAGCAGTAATACTTATGAAGAAGCAAAAATAGAATTATTAAAAAGGTTAATTGAAATTTATAGAAATGAAAAAACAAACATTTGAAAAAGGAGATAGAGTTTTTCACTATCTCAAAGGCTGGGGAGAGATTGTGCACACATACAGCGATAATTGGGAAGAAGTAGATGACAATTACACTGTCTGCGTTGTAAGGTTTGATTCCAGCGAAGAACTTGAACACTTTACAAAGTATTTAGCGACAAAAACACTTTCTTTCACGGAGTATACTCTGCAAGGATTTAGCCAAGAAAAGCCTATAAACTATGAAGAGTATTTAGGAAAGTGGGGCAAGTTTTGGGCTGTGATTAAAGATGTTGGAATACAAAATACAGTTATAGGTCATTTGAGTGATTATAACGAAAATGATATAGAAGGTTTCCCTTTCGCATGTGAAGAAACGGGAGGATATTATACAAACTTTGAACCACTAACAGAAAAACAGATTAAAATTTTAGAGCTATGAAAACGCAAAAATTTAAATTAAATCAAGAGGTATATGATACTACCTATGGTTGGGGGAAAGTTGTAGAGAGAAAAGAAGACTGCTATGAATATCCAATTAAAGTCAAGTTTCATCACAGGCAAAAAAGTTTACCTTTATTAGAATATACTATAGATGGAGTGTTAAAAGGCGGTAATTTTAAAACCCTTTCAACAAGAACTTATCAATTAGTGGGGTTTTGTCAAGAAGATAAATTACCTTTTGAAGACTGTCTTTATAAATGGGGTATATTCAGGAATACTTTTGACCGTGATATAGTAATTTCAAAATTAACTCTATATGTTAAAGAAAACGAATATGCGTTTAAAACTTCAGATAATATATTTTATAAGCATTTCGAATTACTCACGGAGGAACAAATAAAAGTTTTAGGATTATGAATGAAATAAAAATAAAACCTATTGTAGAATTACTAAAAGTCCTTAGGGACAATACCGATAAGATAGTTTTATGGCAGTCTCCATTAGATGGCATAGACGAATTAAATGCTTTTCATGAATTATTTAGTAGAGAAGAGAAATATATCTTGAATGGTTTATTAATAGAGTGGGGAGTGAAGCCTGATGAATATGTGGTGGAGCCTATATGGAATTTATTAGATAAAATGATTGAATATGAAACTGAGAAACAAATTAGATAGCATCCTAAAAGAATACATTAGATTGTTTGAGGAAAAACACGAGGTGTTCTTTGAGTTTGCCGTAGGAAATGATTTAACAGGGCTTTTGGGCTTTGGAGACTACCTATTCACAACGAGAAATGTAATCTACGATATAGACAACGATTTGCCCAAAAACCTCATCTTCCAGTGGCAGGATGATAGTTTTGACAGCCTGAAAAACCCTCAACACGCAAAAATGAATTTCCAATCCTACGCAATGGGGTTAAGATTTGAACATTTAAATAAGTAAATTATGAACGACTCAGCATTTGAAGAAGAAAAAGTAGACCACCCAAGCCATTACAACGCTGGGAGGATTGAAGTAATAGATTTTATAGAAGACCAAAATTTGAATTTCAATTTAGGAAACGCTGTGAAATACATCAGCAGAGCAGGAAAGAAAGACCCTGCAAAGTTTAGGGAAGATTTGGGAAAAGCCATTTGGTATCTCAAAAGGGAGCTAAAAAGGGCTAAATAACAAAAATAGCGAGGTATAAACTTCGCTATTTTCATAATTTATATATCATCAAAATCTATTTCCATTTGTCCGCTTTCTCTGCTTATCATTCTGTTAAAATTAGAAATAAAATCATTCCAATTATCAGAAATTTGCATAATACCGACTACTTTGTATATCTGTGATGTTAATTCAGGGTGTCCTATATCAGGAGTGAGACTTTGAAAAAACCTTGCTGTATAGTTTCCTTCTGGACTTTTAGGCGTTTTTACTTTCAATTCCTCTAATACACCTTTTGGTAATTGCTCGTATATAAGTTTATTTGTCCATTTACCTATTATACTAGGTCTTTTATTTATTCCCCTTACCGTGTAATCCCATTTGTTAAGTCTAAAAATTTGATAATAAAAAGTATCGGGAAACATTTTTTGCCATTTTAACAACTCCTCATTGATGTAAGCTTTTAAAACTACTTGTAGGGCGTTTCTTTCTCTTTCATACTGGTATCCTGTTGCTTCATCTACCAGTGCTGTTATTCCTACTCTTGCAAACCCTCTAATCAAAATTTCACATTGGTCGGCTATTATTTTTTGTCGCGTAGAAAGTTCAATAGTGTTTCTCGCTTCCAAAAAAGCTTCGCAAATATCCGCTAAAATAGTTGCTTCATATCCGTTAATTTTTTGCTCTCCTTTATAACAAATAATAGGGTCGTAGTGGCCTTGTTCTTTCCCCTTATAAATAAAGGGTTCAAGTGACTTTTGACCTAAATATCTGGCCAGCCTTGTTCCAGACCTATTATCGGTTTCATCTTGCAGTTTTAAAGCGTTTTGCATAGCGCTTCCTGATAACACCCTCGTGCCATCTTCCAACACATAACAAGGTATAATAGTATCTCCTATATTTAATACTCCTTCATGTAAAATTTTTCTTTTTTCCATTATTTTGTATTTGTTGTTTATTTTTTTCTGATTCCTAACCATTCGCCTGTTATTCTTTTGTATCAGTTGTTTTGTTTTCTTTTTTTACTAATTTATTGTATTTTTCATCTATTAACCTCTCTACCATGTTTGTAATGCTTCTTCCTTCTTTTTCTGCTATTTTTTTTAATTTAGTTTTTGTTTCTTCTGAAAATCTAAAACTTAAAGGTGATTGTTTCATGTTAAATATATTTTGGGACAAAGATAATGTATTGTATAAAAAGATACAAATAAATTTTTATATGTATTGTAAATGTATTATATTTGTGTATAAAAATTAAATTATATGTTAACTAAAAAGGAGATTTTACAGAACAAAATTGATTTTGAAAAATATGATTTTGCAGGGATTTATTTTTTAATTCATAACAATAATATTGTTTATGTTGGTTCATCAACAAGTATAGGGATAAGATTAAATTCACATAAAAAGAATAACAGAATGAAATTTGATAGTTGGTTTTACATAAAATATTCTTGTGAAGTAGAAATGAGGTATATGGAAGCTAAATATATATACCAGTTACGACCTCGTTATAATATAAAATACAATCCTGATTATGAAAATATACGAATGATTTTGTTTTCAGAAGTTAGAAGAAGATATGATAGTATACATAAATTTAGTTTAGAAGTAAAATTAAGTGTTACAACTTTAAATGCTGTTTTTGATTTAGAGAAAGAAACTAAAGATTATCATATAAAACAAGTTACAGACTATTTGTTTCCAAATGGTATAAGTGAAAAAATATTGAATAAATATAAAGTGAAAGAAATCAGAATAGAAGATTTTGAAAGGGTTAAAAATAAAAGCATAATATAAATTTTAATATTGCAAATCAATAAGTTACATAATTCTGTGTAACTTTTTTTAATTTTTATTTGTATTGTAATTTACAATACGCTATATTTGCAACATCAAAATAGAACAAAGTATAACAATTAAAAATAAAAAGATATGGCAACTACTTATGTAACTACAATAGACAAGAAAAAGAAAACAATTACAACTTATGAGCTAACAGATGATGTTGTAGAAAAAATAAAAGATATGCTGACAATCTTTACACCAGACCCAAATGTAGAATATTCTTTAGGTTTTAGAAGATATGAAAGCCTTAGCAGAAGCAAACAATTTTATTTACAGTTCGTGTTTGAAAGAGAAGGGCTGGGGTTTCAAAAGCTTAAAAAATTTCTTGAAAACTTTAGCGAAAAAGATTTTAAAGAATTTAAAAAAGGCTTACCAAACTTTAAAAACATCAACGAAGTAAAAAAATATCTTACTCAAAAATATTTAAAATAAAAACCACTGACCTAAGCAAGTCACAAAAAGGCTTTTAAATTTAAATATTAACTTTAAAAATCAAGAAAATGACAGATTATTTAGAAACGCATAAATGGCAAGAATTTCATGAAAATGGACAATTATGGATAGATGGAGAAATCGCCGTTGTGCCTGAAAATATAAAATATCTTTATAATTATCTAACAAAATTTAAAGGTTTTGAAGGTAAGCCTGTTTGTAAAATTGGTATTTGGTCTAAGTATTATGATAATGGGCAACTTCACTGGCAACTTGATTATGGTGATGGCAAACATGATTCAAATGTGCCTAAGAAGCAATTTAAAACGCACTATCAAAAAGATGGGACACCATTTACAATATCTTGACATAAAATCAAGAAAATAAAACAAGACACAACAATAAAAAATCAATCAAAATGAAAACATTAGAACAAATGCGCAACGAAATTTATAGAGCGAAAAAACTGTTTGACGAGTTAAAAGAAAACGAGGGTAACTTTGGTTATGAAGAATTAAGAAGCCTAACAGATGATTTGGCAGCTGAAATTATAAAGACCGACAACAGACTATTATCAATGGACAAAAAGTGGGTAAATTATGGCACTTTCGCTTCAACGGCGCACGCTAATAAATATCACTTCGGCGAAGAACTGGCGCAAATCATCGAAGAGGTGCTGACTGGTAGAATTACCCACGATGAAGACCACGAATTCAGAGTAGAAGACTACGAAGAAGCGATTTCTGAAAGAATTTTTGAAAAATTATATTAAAATCAATCAAAATGAAAGCAACAAACCTAAAAAATATAATGAGCCTTGCTTGGCAGTTCTTCAAACAAACAGGCTTCAGCTTTTCAGAATGTTTGAAAAAAGCTTGGGCAAACTTTAAGCTAAAAAAAGAAATGCAGACTAAAATAGTTAAATTTTACTTTCAAAAAGTAAATGGCGAAATTCGCGAGGCGTGGGGTACATTAAGCCCTGATTTGATGCCAAAAACAGAACAAAACCAGCGCAAACAAAATGACACTGTTCAAGTGTATTTTGACACTGAAGTAAACGAATTTAGATGCTTTAAAAAGTTTAATTTAGTGTAATGTCACAAAAAGCGGTTTTTAAAATGTAAAAGTTTGATTTTTCGCACTTTAAACCGCTTTTATTTAACAAAAATAATTATATTAGTGCGACATTTGTAGGGTGATAGATGCAAAAACAATACAAAAGTATAAAAACAAGAAGCTGGGCAAGTTGATAGAAGAAGCCCAAAAGCTCGTCAATGCCTATGTAAGGCAAAGAGATGCGATAAATGAACAGGGCGATTTTATTTGTATATCATGCAAAAAATTGAAATCAAAAAGCCAATGCAACGCAGGGCATTACTTCAGCAGGGGTAATTATGGTAGCGTGCGGTTTGACCTTGATAATATCCATGCACAATGCCAGCAATGCAACCTCTATGAACACGGCAATTTGATACCTTACCGAGAGAGCCTGATAAAGAAAATAGGCACAGAAAGATTTGAACAATTAGAGCGGTTAGCCTACTTGCGAGGGTTTAAGTTTGACAGAATAACAATAATAGAAATAATAGAAAGATTTAAAAAACAAATAAAATGGCAATAAAAAACAATACAGAATTATATTTAGTATTAACAAAACATTGGTTCAATGAAATTTTATCAGGCAGAAAAAAGCAAGAATATAGAGATTTTACAGAGTTTTATATTCAAAGGTTGGGGGTTATTGACAAAGAAAATCAACTTGTTGATACAAGAAAATATAAAACAGTAAGATTTCAAATGGGTTATTCTAAAAACGCACCACAAATAGTGATAGAGTGTAAAGGTGTTTTTATTGAACATGACCCAGATGTAGAAGATGAACTAACAACTGATAATTGTAATTTTTGTATAGAACTTGGTGAAATTATTGAAAAAATAAATATCTAATCTTAAAAAACTAATAACTAATTAAATTTAAATACTATGTCAGAACCAGCAAAAAAAGGTACAGGTAAACCAAGTACCAGAGCAAAAAGAACTATTGCAAATTCAGGTATCAGAGCAAGAGTGACAGCATTAGGTAAAAGAAAATAATAAATAATGTTGTTAAATTCTACTTTGAAAAGTATCAAAACTCTTTCTGAAAAAACAGAAAGGGTTTTGCTCTTTCATTCAGGCGCAGGTAAAGACAGCATCGCTCTACTTGAGTTATTAAGCCCTCATTTTAAAGAGGTAATTTGCGTTTATATGTATATGGTTAAAAACCTTAACCATATCAATAAGTTTATAAGATGGGCTGAAAATAGATACAAGAATGCTAAATTTATACAGACACCACATTACGCCTATTATAATTACAAAAAAATGGGCATCGCAGATACAGAACAGATACCATATGCTGAATATAATTTGTCAAAAATCACCGATAAAATCATAGAGCAGACAGGTATAGAATGGGCAGTATATGGATTCAAGCAGTCCGATAGTCTAAACAGGCGCTTAATGTTAAGAGGCTACGAGAACGAGATAACCAACGAGAAGACAAAAAAGGTGTATCCTCTATCTAAATGGAAAAATAAAGATGTATTAAATTTCATCAAGAAAAAACGCCTAATAGAACCACTTAAATACGGCAACACTGGAAACACCAGAAGTCAAGGGACAGATATAATGGATTTGTCTTTTCTCCTTTGGTGCAGACAAAACGAACCAAACGACCTTAAAAAGGTTATTGCAGAATATCCTGATGTAGAAAGAATACTATTTGAATACGACTATGCAGAACAAAATAAAACAAAGTGAAACCAAAATAGTTTGGAGAAGTGAAATAATTCCTGCTGACTACAACCCTCGTAAAATATCCGAAGAGGCAAGAAAGCAACTCAAAGCCAACATAAAGAAAAACGGAATCATAGGAGGTATGGTATGGAACGAGCAAACTAAAAACCTCATTTCAGGACATCAAAAACTATCCATAGCAGATGAAGTTAATAAATACAATCCCAAAACAAAAGATAACGACTATGAAATAAAAGTGGAAGTTGTCAATGTGGATTTAAAAACAGAAAAGGAATTAAATATCTTCTTCAACTCTAAATCCGTTCAGGGAGAAATGGACTACGCCAAATTAGCGCTAATGATTCCTGATATTGATGTAAATCTTGCTGGACTGGATGAAGTGGATTTGTCATTCGTAGAAGTAGAAATCCCAGTAGATATTAAAATAGACATTCCAACATTTGAGCCACAGGCAGAGAAGAAAGAGGCAGCAAGAGAGGAAGAGCAGGTAGAGGGCGACAACGAGCCTTCCGATGAAGAAAAGAAAGCAAAAATCAAAGAGATTAAAGAAAAGGTAAAAGAAGGTGCGGTATATGAAGGAGACCCTTATTTCATGGTTTCTTTTGACAGCTATGAAAATAAAGTCTTCTTTTTAGAAAGATTTCATTTAAACGGAGATACTAAATTTGTAAAAGGTGAAGAACTCGCAGAATTGATAGACAATGAGTAATATAGGAAGACCAACAAAATACAATAAAGAGTACCATGTTCCGCAGGTTTTTAAATACTGTTTGGCTGGACTTACTGATACTCAAATAGCAAACTTGTTTGAGATTTCAGAAGCAACTTTGAATAATTGGAAGAATGAACACCCAGAATTTTTAGAGTCCATAAAAAGGGGAAAGGAGGATGCTGACTCTAATGTAGCATCGATGCTGTATAAAAAAGCAGTTGGATACAAGGAAAAAAGACAAGTGCCGATTAAAATTAGAGAGACAACAAATGGAGAAGGCTCTAAGGAAAAGGTAGAAATAATAGAAGTAGAAGACTACTATCCGCCAGAGACTTCGGCACAGATATTTTGGCTTAAAAACAGAAATCCACAGATGTGGCGAGACAAGAGAGAGGTAGAAATGGAAGTAGAAAACAAAAATCGTTTTGACTATTCCAAACTTTCTGATGAAGCAATAAAAGAATTGATAAATGCAGAAAAAGGGCTAACAGATGCAGAACATTCTGAGTAATATTGACCCATTAGGTTTGAAAACCCACGCTTATACTCGTGGGATTTTTGACTTTATAACAATTCGTGAGGGAAAGAAAAACGAAAAGCAAGAACAGGCTTTAAAAATCCTTACGAACAATATTACTCGTGAGTTTCTTTATGGTGGTGCAGCAGGAGGAGGGAAGAGCTGGCTTGGTGCTTCGTGGCTGGTGTTCCAATGTTTAGCCTATCCAAAGACAAAATGGTTTATAGGCAGGGAAGAATTAAAGCGACTTCGTATGTCTACCCTTATTACCCTTTATAAGGTTTGCGATGCTTACGGCATCCCTAAATCAGAATTTGCCTACAACGGACAGGATAACTTTATTCGCTTTAAAAACGGCTCTCAAATAGACATGCTAGATTTACGATATCTTCCAAGAGACCCATTATATGAGCGATATGGTTCAGTAGAATACACAGGGGGCTGGATAGAAGAAGGAGGAGAGGTTAATTTTGGTGCTTTTGATGTTTTAAAAACAAGGGTAGGGAGACATCTTAATGATGAGTATAATTTAACACCTAAAATCTTCATTACCTGCAACCCTAAAAAGAATTGGATGTATTCTTATTTTTACAAACCATCTTTGGAGGGAAAACTCACAGAAAAACAAACTTTTTTACAGGCTTTTGTGCAGGAAAACCCATTTATTGGTCAAGACTATATAGAACAGCTGGAAAGCACATCGGACAAAGCAAAGAAAGAAAGGCTTTTGAAAGGTAATTGGGAGTATGATGATAACCCATATAAACTTTGTATCTACGATAAGATTTTAGAATCCTTTACTAACTCACACATAGAAAAAGGAAAAGAAAAATACATCACTGCCGATGTAGCAAGGTTTGGTTCTGATAAGGCTGTTATTGGCGTCTGGGAAGACTGGGAACTTGTAGAGGTCTATGAATTTGAAATAAGTAAAACCACTGAAATACAATCCTGCATACAAACACTGCAAAGCAGGTATAATATTCCTAAATCTAATTGTATTGTAGATGCTGATGGTGTAGGCGGTGGCGTGGTTGATAATTTAGGAGTGGTAGGATTTGTGAACAATGCACGACCTTTTGATGAAGAAGTTAGTGAGGGAAGAAAAGATACTCCTAAATATAGAAATCTACAAACTCAAATGCTGGTCTATTTAGCAGAGAGGATAATCAATGAGAATAAAATGTATATTTCCGCTGAACTATCCGAACAGCAGAAAGAACACATAAAAGAAGAACTGGATACAATAGAGCGGATTCCAGATACTGATGTGGTTACGCTTTTAGGAAAAGAAGATATAAAACAAGGTTTAGGGCGTTCTCCTGATTACAGGGATATGATGCTCATGCGTTGTTATTTTGAGTTTAAAAAACCTATAAGGAACAACCTAAATAGTCTTGCTTCATTTTTGTAGAGTGCTTCTTTTCCATTCAAAATAATAATAGAACATGGCTTTTGTGGTCTTTGAAAGGTGTATTTTTCTCGGATTATCTTCCTTTGCAAAAAACAAAGAAAGATATACAGTATCCAGCCCTATATCCTGTTTTAGGTCTTTGCGTTTTAATCCTAATTCTTCCATTTGGGACAAAATCCATTCCTCTGTAATGGTTTCTATAAATTCTGAATTCATGTTAAAAAATAAGATATAATAAACTTAGTATAATGAAAATAATAAATATAATTTGCTCCAAAGAGACCGAAAACTTTATATAAATGTTTTGCTCAAATGGTTCTTGTGAAAAAATGTTTTTCAATAATTTTATTAAATCTTTCATTTTCAAAAAAAAATTATATCTTTGTTTTTAGAAGTAAGGGGGACTTGCCCCCTTGTTTCAGAATAAAAGATTTGATAATCTTTGCTTGATTTCGGTTTTTACTTTTAAGAAAAAATTAAAACCTTTTTTCAATCTTCTGAAACTGATTTTAAATTCAAAATCAAACTTCATAAAAAACAAATTAAGGTTAAACATGTGAGCGGCATCTCACATCATTGACTTTCAATGACAGCACAAAGATAGCAATTTGATTTGTATTACACAAATATTTTGCTATCTTTTTTTTGTTGTTTTGTGTTAAATTTTAACTTTAAATAAATCTTGTAATAATTTATTTTTCATATATTTGCTAAAAACAAAACCATGAACGCTATTCGGGAAATTGAGAAGTATAAAAACAATAGAGTCTTACCAAATATTGGGAAATTTAATAAGGAATATATCGTAACAGAACATGAGATTTTTAAGAATAAATACCGCTATCCTGATAGAGAGGTAACCTCTGATTATATTGATGAAAACGGAGATAAAAAAATCAAAACAACTACTATTCCCCTTAATAGAGTTGGGCTTTCTTACCAAAAAAAAATAGTAAGTATCGCAACTACTTTCCTTTGTGGAAAACCTGTAAAATACACTAACAACACGCAGGATACTAATCTATATAATGCCTTTATAAAGGTTTTGGATAAAAACAAAATGAAGTTCACAGACAAGGAAATTGTTACCGCTGTGGGTAGATTTACAGAATGTGCAGAACTTTGGTATCCTATCACAGAACCTAACGACTATTACGGATTTAATTCTAATTTCAGACTTAAAGCAAAGGTCTTAACTCCTGAGAAAAACAAACTATATCCTGTATTTGATGACAATGATGATTTAGTAAGTTTCAGCAGGGAATTTACCAAAGATGAAATCAAATACTTTGAGGTTTACACCAAAGATGAAATCATAAGATTTGAATATAAAAACGAATGGGTAGAGATAGAGAGAAAAAATAATCCGATAGGGAAAATCCCTGTGGTATTCTATAAGCAGGAAGCGGTAGAGTGGGCAGATGTTCAGACAGCAATAGAGAGATTAGAGCGAATCTATTCTTATACAGCAGAAAGTAACGACCGCTTTGCTTTCCCTATCCTAAAATTAAGGGGCAAGGTAGAGGGACAGATGAGCAAAGATAAATCAGGCAGGGTTCTTCAATTAGGGGAAGATGCTGATGCTAATTTTGTAACACCATCTAACGCAAACGAAAGCCTTGCAAAGGAAACAGATAGATTAGAAAGGGATGTTCACGACTTTACAGCAACACCTAATATTTCATTTGATAAAATGCAGGGATTGGGCAATATGCTTGCAGGGAGTTCAGCAGAGTTTTTATTCTTATCTGCCCACCTTAAAGTAATGGAGAAAATGGCAATCTATATTCCAGCATTCCAAAGAAGAGCAAGTATTATAAAATCTTACCTTCAAATGATGAATGTAAGCCTTGCAAAGGAAGATTTGGATGTAGAGCCTGTAATCACTCCTTTTGTTATCAATAACGAGGCGGAATTTATTCGTTTCTTGATGGAGGCAAACGGCAATAAACCTATCTACTCTCAAAAACATACAATGGAGCGAGCAGGAGTAAAAGACCCTGAAACGATGATGCAGGAAATAGAAAATGAACAACTCCAAGCCACAGAAAAACAAAACGGAAAACAATTTTTATAAAAATATTTGGTAGTTTTTGTATCTTTGTGGGGTTAATTTAAAATTTATTTTAAAAATGAAAAAGATTTTATTGTTTGCCGTATTATTTGTGGCGTTTTTGTCTTGTTCAAGAAGTAGTGATAATTCAGAAGATTTGCCAAGAGAAGATTTTACAAACACTGACTACATTAAGAAAATAATGGTTGGGACTTGGGATTATAAGGCGTCCAAGTTTAGTATCTCTGAATATTGGAAGAATGAGTATAATTTACCTGGTCTAGAACCATATGAATCATACTATATAATCAATGCGGATGGAACCTACATTTACAAACCCTATAAGTCTGTAAACGATGATACTTATAATGAAACGGGAACATATGTAATTACACCTGTGAAAGATGGATATAAGGCTTATATAGAATTTAAGGAAAAAAACGGTGGGGGAACACAAAAGTTGTATTTGGATAACTATGAGAATAATGTAGTTGAAGCTCATTTGAATACCATAATTTCTCCAACAGGGGTTATATATTACAAGTATCAAAAAAGATAAACTAAAATACTAAAAAAAAACAAAAATAACTTGCAAAATATTTGCAGGTTATTTTTTTATTCTTATCTTTGCGGTGTTCAAATCAGAGCAATGGTTATGTTGATTATTGCCAAATAAAAAAATAAAGCAACTTTATACAAGTGTTGCACTTGTGTAGAACATTGCCCCGAAGGTGTCGTATGATAGTAATATCATACAAAATCAAATGCGTTAGCTCTGATTTGAACAGCACCCACTCGGGGCTTTTTGTATTTAAGATTTTTTAAATTATTATAAAATGTTCAAATCAGAAACCACTGCGACCATCGTGAATAATAGTAACGAAGTTGCACAACAAAACGAACTTTTAGAAATTGTAGAAAGATTAGAGCCGTTTGATTCTTGTTTTGCAGTAGATTATGAAAATTTAATGCTTTTGTTTAACGACCAGATGAACGAGTTAAGCGATGACCTGCGCAAAGGCTATATTCATGATGCACAGCAAAGGCTTAACAAAATGTTTTCTTTGTTTTGGGCTATTAAAGATAAATTACCATCATTTGTCTTTGATAGTGTAGAAGAATTAGTATATCAACACAAAAAAACTGCATAATCATGAAAGAACTAATTAAAATAACAGAGCAAAACGGCAAAAGAGCCGTTTCTGCTCGTGAATTACATAGATTTTTAGAAGTAACAGAAAGATTTAGTAATTGGTTTGAAAGACAATTACAATATGGGTTTATTGAAGGCGTTGATTATCAAGGGTGTGAAGTTTTTAACACCCTTGCAAATCAAACACTTACAGATTATGCTCTAACAATAGATACCGCCAAAGAAATTTCAATGTTACAAAGGACTGAAAAAGGCAAACAGGCTCGGCGTTATTTTATAGAGTGTGAAAAACTCGCTCAAAATCCAGTTTCTAACCTTTCTAAAATAGACCTTGCACAAATGGTTATAGAAAGTGAAAGAGAAAAAGAACGCCTACAAATTCAAAACCAACTACAAAGCGAAGAGTTACAAAAACAAGCCCCAAAAGTAGCCTACTATGAAGAGGTATTACAAAGCCAAAGTACCTATAATACCAACCAAATAGCTAAAGAATTAGGCACGAGTGCTATTACTCTAAATAAAAAACTGCGTGACTTAGGCGTACAATATAAACAGGGTGGCACTTGGTTACTTTATCATAAATACCAAAATAAAGGCTACACCAAAACCCAAACTTACCCTTTTGTAGATAGTAACGGCAATACGCAGACCAGTATGCAGACTGTATGGACAGAAGAAGGTAGATTGTTTATACATAAAATCTTAAAACAAGAACTTGCAACGGCTTAAATTGTTTTCATGTTGTGTTTTATTTAAACCCTTTACAAGCCTTTTTGTAAGGGGTTTTTTCGTATATTTGTGTTTAACTAATAACTTGAAAACTAATTTGATTTGAACCATGATAACTTGCATCGTATTGCTACGGAGCGTTATATCCGTGATGTAGAGAAAGCCTTTCAAAGGCTTATCTCTCAAACGGCTTCTGCGGTGGTAAAAACTAAACTCAAAAAAGAACTATTCCAGTTTAAAAAGAATCCGAAAATAACAGAAAGGATAGCCCAAATATTATCCGAATACGAAAACAGCCTTTTGGGAATTATCTCCACAGGTTCAGTAAGGCAGTGGAATTTTGCTAATGAAAAATACAATTACCTGAAAGCCTTAACGCTGAAAAGAATAGCTAACAAAATCCCAAAAGAAGTATTCCAAAAGGAATTGCTAAAAGTCGCAGCAAACACACAAAACGCAAGGGCTTTATTGTCTTTCCAGCAAAGAAAAATAAACGGATTTACCCTTTCTGATAGAGTTTGGAATATTACAAAGCAGGCAAAAGAAGAACTGGAATTAGCCATAGATTTGAGCCTTACAGAAGGACAAAGTGCCAATACTCTCGCAAGAGCAATACGAAAACACCTTAACAATCCTAATTCCTTATACAAGAAAATAAAAGATAAACACGGCAATTCTGTTTTGTCCAATAATACTGAATACTATCATGTAGGTCAGGGAGTGTATAGGTCGGCATATAAAAATGCAATGAGACTTGCACGAAATGAAATCAACACCGCATACAGAACATCTGAACAACTTAGAATAGAGCAGAATAACGACATTGTAGGAGTCGAAATACACCTTTCGCCAAGCCATAGAATTTATGATATGTGTGATGAGCTGAAAGGTGTGTATCCTAAAGATTTCAAGTGGGATAAATGGCATGTGAACTGCATGTGCCACCGCAGAACCATTATGAAGACTGATGCAGAGTTTATCCGTGAGCTTAAAAATGGGCTAAATCTGCCGCCTGAAACATCAGAAAACTTTGTGGCTGATGTGCCAAAGCAATATAAAGACTGGATAAAGGAGAATGAGGATAAAATGCAGAATTGGAAGCGTAAGCCAGAGTTTATGGAGTGGAACGAGAAGTATTGGAAAGGAGATACAAAACGAGAACGAGAAAAAAATATTTTACTTCTTGACAGAGAAAAGCAATTTGACACTCTACATGAATATGGAAATGGAGGTAAGGTATTACAGCACAAACTAATCAAGAGAGGCGAAGATTACGAAGATATTATGAGGGCAGCAAAACTTTTTGCAGAACAAGGAAAAATTGTAGAACTTATGCCTGAAGTTTATAAAAATGAAAGGACAATAAGAAATGTTATTTTTCCAAACTTACAATCTAAAACCTCCAATCCTGATTTAAGAATAGGAAATAAATATTATGATGTAAAGCGTCCATCTTCAATTAAAAACATAGAGGGAAACGCAAACAAAGCAAGTAAGCAGGGGTCGGTTGCTATTATTTCTGATAGTAGATTAGACAAAGAATTAACAGAAAGAATTATGAAAATAAGAGCAAACGCAATTCTAAAAAGTAAAAATTACACTAAAACTATAATTGTATATTTGAAAGATGATAAGCTATATTTCTATTAATTTAAACAGGCGGTAGATAGATGTTACTCTACTTACCGCCTGAGTTACGCCCGACTACGCAAGCCTGACTTCAAAGCCCTTTTCAGTTCTTTGCAGAACAAAGATACAAAAAAATAATATAATTATATGTTTTTTTACGAAAATAAATTATATTTGAAAAGTATATATTATCTTTTTTCATTTTTTATTTATTGAACTCAGCCCCCTTTATGGGGGCTTTTTTCATTAAAAAACCACCAGCAGAACTGGTGGCATAGTTAAGAAAAATAAAGTATAACAAAACTTAGAGCTTTTAGCTTAAAAATTCTTCCAGCCATTCTTCGGCTTCATTTTCATTTGTTGGCGTAGGAACATCTACTTTTAGGCTTTCAGGTTCGCTGTTCTTTGTGGTCATTGTTTCACCTTGTAGATTTACACAAAAATAACCTTTTTCTGTTTTTATTTCATGGAGGTTATGTGTTCCATAATTCGTAAAAGAAAACCCTTTGTTCATCAAAAATTCTGAAAAATTAAATGTTTTATTCATGATTATAATATTTTTACTTTGCCATTGGATACTTCTGCTTTAAAGAGGATGATAACCTGTCCTTTGTAACTTGCTTTTGCTGTTATAATTTCTTTCCTCTTTTCTAAATCTAATTTGGTTTCTAATTGTGTTTTTATCTTAACCATTTTAAAACTTCTTCGGTTATAAATATTGGGCTTTTCCGCTGTTTCAAACTTGCATATCCGCCAGAGAGTAACTTTTCAGGGTAGTATCTTGATTTCAATAAAGAATAAACCTTTCTTCTATCCTGTCCTGTTGCTTCACAAAAGTCGGCTAAATTCATTGTTATTTTTGATGACATGGAAACAAGGTAAGCGTATTTCATCGATTCAAAAACAGTCAAATCCGTTACTTTCCTATCTAAAATATCCTCCATTGTATCAAAAAGCGGTTTTTAAAATTTAAATTTTAATTTATGGTGCTAAAATACTTATTTTAAAATAAATAAGCAAAGTTATTTAAAGTATTTTTGAACCTAAATAAAAATTATAAATTCATGTTTGAACAAATTTTAAAAGGACTTAAAACTAAATATAAAGATTTAGGGTTAAGTGAAAATGTTTTGAAAGCTACCGCAGAGTTTTTGAGCGGAGCGGTCAAAGAAGAGAGCGAAATTGAAACCGCTGTTGCGGGGGTAGAGGGGATGTTGAAAGTCCAGCAGTCCATAGCAGACCAAAACAGAACCTACAAAGCCAAGATTGAAGAACTTGAAAAAGGGAAACCTGCTGAACCAGCTCCAAAAGAGCCAAAAGAAGAACCAAAACCAAATGATGAAATGCCAGACTGGGCAAAAAAACTAATGGAAGGCTTCACGGCAGTATCCCAAAAAGTAGAGGGCTTCGAAAAGGACAAACAAAACTTAAGCAACGAGCAGAAATTGATTTCTAAACTCAAAGAACTGGGAGTAAATGAAAACTTCTACAAACTTCAAATCGCAGGGAGAACATTCCAAAACGATGAAGAAATAGAAACATTTGCTAACTCGGTAAAAGAAGCAGAGGCTGGCTTCCTTCAACAACTAAACGACACAAAATTAGGAGATGTAAAACCTCCAAGTTTTGGCGGAAAAGACATCAAAGCAGAAGAGATAAGCCCTGATGTTCAAGCGTATATTAAACAAAAAACTCAAAACAATGAAGGGAATTAACACAGATTTCAGAAAAGGAAGACAGAATGTTGTCTTTGACCAAGTTGATGCTACCATTCCAAGCGGAGTGCATATTGACAAAACAGAAGCATCAGCAAGATTTACAGATGGAGTTATTCCAGCTGGGACAGTAGTAGTTCCACACACAAACGGAACTTATAAGCCGATAAAAGATGCATTGACTGCAACGAATGTAAAAGATGCCGTAGGGCTTACCATGTCAGACATCGTGATAGACGACTATCCATTAGTTTCTATCGTAGTAGCAGGAATAGTGAGAGTAAATGCTTTGCCTGATAAAGAAAAAACAGGGGCTGCTTTCTTAAAGACAGCATTGCCAAGAATTACTCAAATCTAAGGAGGTAAAAACTAAAAAACCATTTAAAAAACTAAAACATGAGTGTAATAAACGCAAATACAATTATTCCAGAGTTTAGAGAGGCGGATATGGGAGCAATCCTTAATTCTAATCCGCTTGGGAATTTGCAGGTTTTCAACTTTTTCCCTACAGCTTTTAGCGCAGGGCTGACATTTGGAAACTTGGAGGGAGAATTAGGGGCAAAAGTAATGGCTGATGTGGTAGCATTAGACAGTAATGTTCCTTTAAAAGGGAGAGAGTTTATCGAAAAGGTTAAGGGAGAGATTCCAAAGATTGAAGTAGGTAGGTCTAAAAACGAAAGAGATTTCTTCCGTATCAATGAATTGAGAAACGCTGTTGCTCTATATCCTAACAATGCTAACATCAAAAGCCAGCTTATCAATGCTATTTATGATGATGGTATTTTTGTAGTGGATGCTATCAATGCAAGATTGGAGCATATGGGTAAATCGCTATTGTCAAAAGGTCAATACATCGTAAAGGATGGAGTGAAAATTGACTTTAAAGTGAAAACAGAAAATGCATCTTTGGACTGGTTCTTACCTGCGAATAAGGATACATTTGACCCTATTGAGGATTTCAGAAAAGCACAGGCAGAAGCACTTAAGAAAGGATTCCGATACACTACTGCGGTAATGGATTTGGCAACTTTCAATCAGTTTGTGAAGTCTAAAAAAGTAGTTGCATTTACAGCATCTTTTGCGCAAAATGCATTGGGAATTTCTCAAGAGCCTACATTGGTTCAGTTGAACACAGCTTTGGCTGCTCAAAATTTACCAACAATTACCATTTGGGAAAGTTATGTAAACGAGGAAGCGAAAGATGGAAGCATTACAGCTACCAGCGGTTGGGAACTTGGAAACATCCACTTGGCGACTTCAACAGATTTCGGTGCTACGCAATATACCATTTCTCCAGAGGCAGGAATAAACCTAAATGAAACTTCAAAAACTACTGTTAATGATTTCATTTTAGTGTCTGTATTGGGAGAGGCTAACCCAATGAGAGTGCTTACAAAGGGAACTGCGTTTGCTACGCCAGTGCTTAACAACACAAGACAGAAACTTATCTTGAAAACTAAACTTTCATAATGAATATAGGGGATTACATTAAGGAAAAATTAGCGACTTGGTCTGTGGATTTATCAGCGGACAGAATAGATGCTGAACTTGAAAGAGTGGGGCTTTCTTCTTCTGATGTGGTAGGGAGAGAGACTAATTTGGATTTGTTTTTCTACAATGTAATCCCTGACATTATGATGCAGCCAAGCAGTATTTCAGAGGGCGGTTATTCTGTTAGTTTTGATAAGGATGTAATCAGAAGTTATTACAATTTTCTTTGTGGAAAATTGGGAAAACCTAACATATTGGAGCAAAACAATAGCATAAAAGACATTACAAGCAGATGGCAGTAAAGCAATATCCATACAGACTAAAAGCGCTAATTCATTCTGAAGGATATTTTGATGAGTCTACTGCAGAATGGACAGAGGGAACATCAGAGTGGGTAGATTTTGGAGTTTGCCGAGATGAAGGCTCAACATCTAAGAAACAAACCGAAGATGGCGAGTTTTACATTCAAACTTCTGTAATATACGCTCCGAAGTCTATTAAGAACATAGACAAAGGCACAAAAGTGCAGGTTTGGAATGGGGAAGAATTGAGATTAGAGGGCAATGTCGTGAATTTTACAAAAGACCAATTACACACAAGGATATGGCTATAATACCGAGGTTTAATATGGGAGATTTTGAAAAGATTTTCCAGCATGCAGAAAGCCAAGCCGAGGAGCTGTTTATCAGAATCCTTAAATGGGTAGGCGAAAAGGCGGTAAACGAAGCGAAAGACAGCGGAAACTACGATGACCACACGGCTAATCTTCGTAATTCTATCGGATATGTGGTTTCAGTAGATGGGCAGGTTGTGGATGAATACTTTGAAATTTCTAAACAAGGCACCGTGCCGAGTAGCGAAGACCCTTTAAAATATGGCAGAACTCTCGCTGTTGAAGTTGCTCAATCCAAAAGAGGAATTGCTCTTGTGGTAGTAGCAGGTATGAAATATGCCTCTTATGTAGAGAGTAAAAAAAAGGTGGTTTTAACCAGCGCAGAGCAGTTTGCTTCCCAATATCTGCCTAATTTATTAAAACAATTAAAATGAAGAAGACAGTATTAGATGGCAAACAATGGATTTTAGAACTGCTTTTAAAGGCTGGAATAAACAATGTTATCAGTGGTAAAATCTACAAAGATAAGCGCCCAGCTAACAGCCAAAAAGAGGACATTGTGATAAACTCCCTTACAATGACTAACCATTTTTTGCAGAATGGAGTTTTTAATGTGAACTGCTATGTTCCGATGATTGAGGTAAAGGTAAACAATGGGATAACCCAAAAACAGAAGAACGCAAAGCGCCTTAAAGAAATTTCAGATGCTGTTTATTCTGCATTGAGTGAGGTTTGGGAAGAAGAATTCAATCTTGAAGTTGTTAATCATCAAGAATTTGAAGAAGATAATTTTAACTACTATAATTTTAGAATAAGCCTAAACGCTTATTATTAACCAATAAACTAATAATCAATATAATATGGCAAAGGAAGTAAATATCGGTATTGCTTCAATAAAAGTTGGAGATATCGCCTCTGATGGAGGAATGGGGACTGTTTTAGCACCATTGGGAGAAACAGCAGAAGACTCTTGCAAACTGACATTTGGTGACCAAGAAGAAACGGCTTTCTATGTGGAAGAGCATGATAACCCTATCCATGTGGAATACAAACAAGGAGATGTTGATTTGACATTCAATATCTATGAATATGATTTTGACACTGTAGTAAAAGTGTTTGGAGGAAGTGTAGACTCTAATGTTTATAAAGCACCTGTAGTGCCTGTAACGATTGAAAAATCACTGGAACTAAAACCAAGAAAAGGGAAAACATTTAAATTCCCAAGGGTGTCTATTACGGCTAAATTCACTTCCGATATTGGGAAGAAAAATCTAATGGCAATAGAGGTAAAAGCAAAAGTTTTAAGCCCTAAAAAAGAGGGAGAGCCAAGATTTACGCTAAACTAATTGTTTTTTTAATCTTTCTTTAAAGCCTGTCTGCGAGTTTTTCAGGCAGGCTTTTTTTTAATGTAGATATGAACGATAAAAAGTTAGAACAAGAAGAAATTAACCTGCTTTTAGACAAGGGTTTTGAAATAAAGGTTCGTGTTTTAGGAATCAAGAAAACTTTTAAATGCAAAAAGATGAGTTTAGGGCGAATGCTCAAACTCTCAAACATATTCATCAAAATGGAAATGGATGAGGATTTGTTGTCATCAGGGACTTTTCAGGAGCAAATCGCTATGCAGTATCAGGCGGTAAGCAAAAACACAAAAAATGTAGCAAAAGCAATGGCGGTGTGCTTTGCAGATAATTTTCTTGTCAGAAAGTTTTTAGAATGGTATTTCCTGAAAAACTATACACCTAACGAGCTTTTAGAATTTGCTCAAAACCTTTTAAAGACTGCTAATTACGCAAATTTTATAACCTCTATCGCATTGATGAACGGAAACCGACCGACCAAAGCAAATCCGATAGAGAAGAAATAAAATCTATCTACGGCATTATGGGGCAGATATGCCATCATTACGGCTGGACATTAGATTATCTGCTTTGGGGAATAGACTGGCGTATTGTTCAAAGAATGCTGATAGATACTCCATCTTATGATTCGGAGAAAAAGGAGGGGAAAGAAGTAATAAAATACGAAGAACAGACAGCGGAAGAACTGGAAGAGTTATTCAATATGTATAAAAACTAATAATCAATGAACACAAATCAAGGGGCTTTATATTTCGGTGCTGGAATAGACATGAACGAATGGCGCAGAAACATCACAGAGATGCGACAAGATATTTTAGGTCTTACCCAGCAGACACAGAGGGAAACCCAGCAGATGGACAGCGCTTTTAAGAATCTATCAATAGGCATTGGGGCTTATTTTTCTGTTCAGGCTTTACAGGGCTTCACTCAACAGCTCATCGGTGTAAGGGGAGAGTTTCAGAAAACTGAAATAGCCTTTGGCACGATGCTCAAAAGCGAAGAGAAAGCACAGGCTCTTATGGGGGAAATGGTGGATTTAGCAGCGAAAACACCATTTGGTTTAACAGATGTTACCGATGGAGCAAAGAGGCTTTTAGCGTTTCAAGTTCCAGCCGAGCAGGTGGTAGATACACTTCGTAGAATGGGAGATGTGGCGGCGGGACTTAATGTTCCTATGGGGCAGTTAATCCATGTTTATGGGCAGGTAAAGGCACAGGGTAAATTGATGACTAACGACCTATACCAGTTTATTATAATGATAATCATTGCGTATTATTAAAAATTAACTATTTTTGAAACACCCACAAACACGCTGAAAGCGTGGGCAAATGTAAAATAATGTATAATGATGTAAAATATTTTTTACTAAATGTTTACTAAATGTTTACTAAAAATTAAACTCTATAAAACGCAATGATTACGATAAAATATATTATTCAGTCTAAAAGGAAAAACGCCCCTATTTATGTTTATTTGAGTTCGGGGCGTGGGAAGTTATTTAAGCGTAGAACAAGAGAAAGTATAAACCCCGACTATTGGAACACCAAGAAAGGGGCTATAAAAAACCTTACATCACTAAAAGAAGCCGACCTAAATACGCTAAATGAAATAACGGATAAACTTAACCGCTTACGGGCTTATTTATTCCGAGAGTTCAGCAATTCGCCAAGTGGCGAAATTACAGGGGACTGGCTCACAGAGAGAATAGAGGATTTTTATAATGGTAAGAAATCAGAACGGCTGGACTATTTGAGCGAGTATTTAAACTATTACGAAACAGAATATTTACCAAGTCAGAAGACCATGCACAAGGTCAGAAAACAAAGGTTTAGAAATGTTATAAAAAGACTTAAAGATTTTTTTTCTGCGGATTTGTATAAGTTGAGAGTAAGAGATTTAACGGCTTTAAAACTCGGGCAGTTTTCAGGGTATTTGGAAACAAAGGGATTAAGCAGAAACACAGCAATAGACCGCATTATTTTGGTTAAATTTATGCTTAAACACGCTCCTAAATTAAATATAGAAGTTTCTAGGGACTTATACGAATATCAAGAAAAATTTAGCAAAACTCCTACGCCCTATTTAACGACCGAAGAACTAGAAAGGATTAAGAAACTGGATTTGCAAGATGAAAATTTAATCATTGCAAGAGACTGGCTTTTTGTAGGTTGTTATACAGGTCAAAGAATAAGCGATTTTATCCGTATGAGTAAGGAAATGATAACCACCATTAAGGGAAGAGAATACATTGTTTTAACCCAAGAAAAAACGGGCGCAAATGTAATGATACCCTTACACAAAGAAGTAGAAGAAGTTTTGAGCCGTTATGATGGCAATTTTCCACCTAGGCGGGGACAATCTACAAACCATGATACAACCATATTAAACGATGGTATTAAGGAGTTATGCAGACTAGCAGAAATAAACAGATTAGAGCGGGGGCGTATTTATGATAAAGAACAAAAAAGATATATACACGGAACCTATCCGCTTTATCAAATTGCAAGTAGTCACATTTGTCGCCGTTCGTTTGCCTCTAATCATTACGGCAAAGTTCCTACACCCGTTATTATGAGCGTTACAGGACACAAGCAGGAAAAGGTTTTTTTAAATTACATTGGGGTAGATGACAGCACCCTATCAGAACAAATTTTTAATTATTGGGATAAAATTTAAGGTTATGGAATTCTTAATAAAACCAGAAGCTATGCAAGAAGCATTGAATATTATTAATGCTACTCTTTCAACAGAAGTAAAACGAATAAATCTAACAGATTTCGTTATATTTACCAGCGTTATTGGGCAAAAGTCTTTCAGGGCTAAAATATATACCCACTTTTGTGAGGCTTTGGATAATGGATATTTAGGCGATATAAAAGACTTTTTAAGAGAATGTATTAGCCTGATTACTTACGGGCTTAATTGGGTGCGTATTATGCTGACAAAGGCAAAAGATGAGGTAAAAAACATGCTGGAAGAGTTGGAGCGGTGCGGAGTGGAGAACATGGAATATATAACGGAACAACTTAACCGACTAAGAGCAGAAGAAACGATAAATAAAAACCCCGAAGAAGCCCCGAAAGTCAAACCCAAAGAGGTAATAATAATTTTAGACCAGTTAGGGGTATTAGAAACAATTAAAAAACATCAGAATAACGAAAGTAATATAACAGAAACCGCAAAGATAGTAAGCATGATAACAAATATAAATCAGCGAACAGTTCTAAGTTATTTACTGCCTATATTACGCCCTATTCCTGACAATAGCGATAAAAACAGCCCCTATAAGAACCCTGAAAACCTTACAAACGCAAAGAAGTTATTAAATATAAATTAAAATCCTTTATACCTTAAATACCCTTGAACCCCTGCAATTTTGATAGTTGCGGGGGTTTTTTATGTCAATTAGTGAAATTATGTAATACCTAATTATTACCTAACCGAAATTTGCAGAATAACAAAAGGTACAGCCACAAGGTAAAGAAAATGTATACATTACAATTACATTATACAACCTTTGCAAAATAAAAATAAACGCTATGCAAAAAATACAACTTATAGGGGTAGACCCTGCAGAATTTAAACAGGAAATAGTAAACGATTTAAGAAATCAAATTTTGAACGATTTGAAAGAAGCCGTAAGAGAAAAAAAAGAAAGTTATTTAACCCCTGACCAAGTTTGCAAAGAATTAGGGATTTCTAGGGGAACAGTAAACAACTGGGCAGATAGAGGAATTTTAAAGCTCTACCGATTAGGAGGGCGAACCTATTTTAAATTTTCAGAAATAGAAAAAGCAATGACAGTAGTAGAACACTAAAAACGCAACCATGGAAACTAGAAAAGCACAAAGAGAAGCATTTGTTCTGATAAGTCAGAATTTAACAGAGCACCTTTATAGGGCTTTAGATGCGGTGAAAAAATTACAGCCATGCACTTACGAAGAGGTCACCCAATACCTCAAATCTACCACAAGCCAAAGCACCGCAAGGCTTAACGACCTTTATCATTTGGGGCTGATAAGAGTAATAGGAATGACCCAAGATAAGCCGAGAAAAAGCATTTACAGGGTTAATACTCCCGAAGAAGCCAAAGCAACGCAAAACGAATTATTAAAACGCTATCGGAGTGAAAGAAACAACCTTATAAATGGTCTTGGGCTGGTAAAAGACCACGAGGCGATAACATTGTTAACCCTGCAAAAGGTTAAATATTTCACTAAAAAAATAAAATTAATAAAAAGGTACAAAGTATGAATATAGAGGGTATTTTGGGCAAGGACTTACAAGATGGAGAACCTACACCCCTAGAAAATATTGTTTTTCCTTATGAGGTATTTCCAGAAGATTTAAACATGATCATAAATGAACTATACGACAAATTACAATACCCAAAAGAATACACAGCGGGGGCGTTGATTTTTGCCGTGTCTGTTATCATTGGAAATACACGAAGAATAGAACTAAAAACAGGTTATACAGACAGCGCGAGTGTTTTCCTTATCAATGTAGGCCGTGCGGGAGCAAATAAGACAAGACCATTTAAGGATATTTTAAAGCCAATCAGAAAAAAAGACTTTGAAGCCTTACAAGAATACAAAAGAAAATTACAAGATTACAAAGATGAACTAACCAGCGAAAAACCCGATGAGGTAAATTATATAGTTAGTGATTTTACACCTGAATACTTAATAAAGGCTTTAAGCCAAAACCCAAGGGGCGTAAGTGTTTTTGTAGATGAAATATTAGGCTGGCTGAAAAATTTAGACAAGTATACAAAGGGGTCAAGTCTTGAATTTTATTTGTCTTTATGGAGTGGAATAACCGCCAAAGTAAACAGGGCAACACAAGAGACCCTAAGCGTAGAACGACCTTTTACCTCCATAGCGGGAACAATACAGCCCAGCAGACTAATAAAAGAATTTAAAGATAAAGAAGATAACGGGTTTTTAGATAGGTTTTTATTTATCTATCCTGCTAAACAGGAAAAAGACAACCTCAACGAGGCGCCAGTAGATAAAAGTATTTTGAATAGTTGGGAGGTTTTAGCATCACAATTATATAGCAGCCTAGATGATGATCAGGAAACTAAATACACTACCTGCACCACAGAAGCCCGTAGAATGCTGATTAAATGGATTAACGACCATAAGGGCGAAAATGAAGATGAAAACATAACGGGGCTATTTCAGAAACTGCATTCGTATTTATTACGCCTTACGCTGATAGTCTATATAATGGAATGGATAACAGGCGAAAACAAAGAGAGGGTAATAAATGAGCAGACCGCTGAAAAAGGTATAAAGCTGGTGGAATACTTTAAAGAAACGGCGTTAAAGGTAAGGGCTGAAATGTATAGTAATGATACCTATTTAGACAGCCTTAGCGAGGACAAACAAGCCTTATATAACAGGCTAAATGAAAGGTTTAGAACCAGCGAAGCCGTAGAGAAAGGAAAAGCGTTGAATATTTCAGAAAGAAATATAAAATACTTTATAACTGATAAACGACTATTTAAAAAGTTAGCACATGGAGTTTTTGAAAAGAAGAAATAACCCTTTTGCACTTTTGCACTTTTGTTGCACTTTGTAACTTTATGCAAATCAATAGTTTAACCCCTCAAAGTGTCAAAAGTGCAGAAAATGCAACACATTAAGAATATTATAAAACATGATAATTATCATATAAATAGAATATTAAAAATAAAGAAATGGAAACGAAGACTTTAAAATTTTTTTTCGCCCCTATGAATGACAGGGTAAGTTATTGGGGAATTATAAAAGAAGTAGAGAAAACCTACAAACAAACCCTTTCGTGGGGTATTTATCGGTTTATATGGACTTTTAGCCTCGTGATAGATGAAACTAAAGAGGCGGAGACAGTAGAGCGTATAAAAGCCATAGCAGAAAAACACAACGCACGATTAACAAACTATTTTTGAAAATGGAAAAGAAATTAAATTTATCCAGCAGTGCCCAAAGGTATAACCTCGCCAAAGTTTGCCCCTGCGGGAAATCTAATAAAGATGGGAAATTCAGCCCTGATAAAAATAATCCTGATTGCGGATATTGTCACGCATGTGATAAGGCGTTTTTTCCTGAAACAGAAAGAGAGGTAATCCAGCAATATACAGCACCTACACCGCCGAGCGTATTGGATAGGGAACTAATACAGGGAGCATTTAGCAGGTATGATAAAAATAACTTTATCAAGGCGTTAAAAAGGATTTTTCCAAGTAAAAACATAGAGGAAAAAGCAAAGGCTTACGGCGTGGGAACATCTAAACACTGGGAGGGGGCTACGATATTTTTTCAGGATACAGGCACAGAAATAAGAGGCGGTAAAGTGATGCTATACGATGAGGTAACCGCTAAAAGAGTAAAAGAGCCATTTAATCACTTTAACTGGCTACATAAAATATTAAAAATAGAGGCTTTCAACCTCGTGCAGTGTCTTTTTGGCTTACATCTTACAAAAGACAATAATAAACCTATCGGAGTAGTAGAAAGCGAAAAAACAGCCTTTATTATGTCTTTGGTAGATGACAGGTTTATTTGGGTGGCCACAGGAGGAAAGGGAAATTTCAAATACGAAATGCTGGAACCCTTGAAAGATAAAAAGGTTTTTGCTTATCCTGATAGTGGAGAATTTGAATTATGGAATAGCATTGCTTTAAGGTTGGCTGAACATGGTTTAAATATTAAGGTTTCTAAAGAAATAGAAGCCTTTCCCAAAGGAACAGATTTGGCAGATATAGCATTAGATGAAGTAAAAAACAAACCTCAACCGACTACTGCGAAAGGCTATGATTTAGAAGCGTTAAAAGGATTAGCGGGGTGCATTATCCCTGAACAAGACCAGCGGACAGAAAAAGAGTTTTTAAAAGCATTAAACCAACTGGAAGGGGTAGACCAAGCCCAAGCGAAAGAACTGATAAATAAAATGATTTTAAACGATGTGATAAGTAGAACAAGCCAAAAAACCTACTATCTATTCCATTCAACACCTTTTTAAATAAATTTAATCAGATGATAACCATTAAATTTTAAATACATGAGCAAAGTAAAACTAACAGAAGAAGACAAAAAAAGTCTTAAAATCCAAACACAGCAGGATTTAGACCTATTCGCCGAAAGTGTGAACAAATTAAGAAAAGAGGGAGGAGCGGAACCCTTGGAGTTTGAACCGATAAAAGACAAAGAAACTCATTTAATAACCTCCGAAGATATTCAGAATTATATTAACTCAAAAAAACAAAACAATGGATAAAATAAAACTAGAAACAGACTACAGGAAATTAAACGAACTGCTTTATAACGCAAATAACACAGTAGAAACATTTAACAGCCTAAATGCTTATTATCAAAGTATAGAACTAAATCTACCGACTGAAACACTAAAAAAACTCATAGAAAGAAGATTAAGCCCCGAAGTTGTTCAAGAGTATGTAGATACTCAATTTACCGAACAAAATAAATATATGGCTAAATCTGCAAGGGAACACCTAAAAGCCGACCTTATGAGTTATCCTGAAGAAATAGGGTATAATATAAGCTTTGAATATGTAGATTTTGATAAAAAAGGATACGCCAAATTAAAAGATGGAGCAAACGAAGAAATCGCCGAAAGATGTACCACTTATTTAACCGACCCTAAACAAATAGAACTATTCCAAAGGCACGAAAGAATAACAAAAGAAGCCCTGGAACTGGCAGAAGAATTGAGAGCCTTTAATAATACTCTGTTTTTAAGTGATATTTTATTTGATAGGAATTTACAAAAAAATACCTATACTAATTACGGAAACTAAACACAGCCCCTATAAAAGGGGCTTTTATTTAATCTCTAATTTTTTAGGCGATGAAGTATATAGATTTTAAAGGGTATATAGAAGACCTTAGAAGAATGGAAATAAAGGATTTTAAAAAGTATTTAAAGCAGAAAACCGATAATTTCGGAAACATCCACTGGACACGCCCGAGCGGTAGTCGTATTACGATAAAATTTCATCTATATACAGATGGAAGCACTGGAACGCTTACCCTATATTACAGGCTGAATAACGGAAATGATGTTATAGAAAAAATAGGGCTGATTTCTCAACCGTCTAATTTAGGTTGTGGCGTATGCTGGTATTTTATTTGTCCTAAAACAGGGAATAAATGCAGGGTATTATTTTTTCATAAAGGTTATTTTGTTCATCGTAAGGCATTGAGTGGTTTTTATTACCTCCAGCAGACCAAAAGCAGGAAGAACAGGGATTTATACAGCCGAGCAGTAAAAGACAATATAAACGATGAAATATTAGAGGAATATTATAAACCTTATCGGCGTGTTACTTATGCGGGAAAATACACCAAACCATTTACCCGACTAACTAAAAGACTAGAAAAAGCAAACAGGGTAAACCTTAATAATATTTTTAAGATATAGCAAAAGGCGGAGTAAAACAAAATTACCCCGCCTCATTATATAGAGGAAACAAAAAACCAACCATTCACAAATTTAATAAAATAAAAATTACTGATTATTAATTTCCTTAAAACTATGATTTAATAAATTCTATATCAATGATATTTTGATGATATTTTGATGATATTTTATAATATTCTTAATGTGTTGCATTTTCTGCACTTTCTGCATTTTCATTTATAATTTATTGTTTTTCAGTAAATTACATTTGAATATTTTTTGCATTATCGTTGCACTTTGTTTGCATTTTCTATAAACTAAATTACTAGTATGTGGCGGAAACGGCGGAAAGGTTTTTAATGTATTATTTACCAGTGCTTTACAACGAAAAAAACCGCCAAATGCGTGGCGGAAAGAGTGGCGGAAAGAACATAAGAAAATCAGCACTCTAATTGTTACGCTAGTTTTCTGTAAGTTTCATAAGAAAATCAGCACTCTAATTGTTACGCTGATTTTTGTCAAAATTATTGAAAACCCTAACGGGTGGAAATTTCCGCTGGTTGAATACCAAGACATAAAGCAGAAAATAATAACGACACCTTAAAAAGGAAAACAGCACCTTAAAAAGGACAAATGAAAAAACCCAACAATTAAACGACAATCGACCAACAATTAACCAGCACCTTAAAAAAGATATTATAAATAAGATAATATAAATAAGATATTTAATTATTCGTTGTGCGTTTTTTTCAAAACACACAAAAGCAATAAAATTAAAAACCCTGTTTTAGTTTATTCAATATTTCCTTTTTGGTTTGTTTTAATTGCTCTCGTTTAAAATTCTCTCTTTTGCTTTCGGCAATTTGGATTAGTTTTTCAAGTTCAATATCATATCCAAAATAAAACCCTCTTATATTTCGTGAGTAGTATTTTAACCCCCAATTTGTTTCTAATTCGGTTATTATTTTATCACGATGCCAACGAGTGAAATTTAAGCCCTTTTTGAGTGCTTCATATTCTTTTTTAGTTTCTTTGCCAAGCATACGAGCATAGAACATTGAATTATCTGTTTTTGCATATTCTTTTTTGCCTAAAATAGATTTTAACGCTAAATGAGCGAAAAGACACTCCCAATCAAATAAGGTCTTTTTATTTTTATAAAAATCCCAAAATATATTTTTATTAAGCCCTACAAAAGTTTTGTATTTTTGAGAATGTAAATATTCGCCCATTTCAAAGCTGTATTCAGGGTTTCCTAATTTTATGCCCCAAAAACTTGCAGAGCGTTTGAACCTTTGTAAATCGGTTTCTTCCATTATTTCGCCATCTTCATATATTTTCTCTAATTTCAAATAATGGTTATAGATATGATAATAAAGCAGATTGTCTAAAAATTCTTTTTTATCTTTTTTGCCAAATAGAATTCCCTGCATAAACTTAACGGGAAAATTAAAATATTTCATTATCTTTGTAGTGTATTTAGTCGGTTAAGGCGGAAACAGTGTTAATAATTGTTCCGCCTTATTTTTATTCTAAAACCTTTATAATTCTTTGCATGGTTTCCCTTATATTTTCATAAATAAGACTGATAAAGGCGGTTTTATCCTTTTCTATCTGTGCGGTTTCCAGTGCTTCGTAATACCTTAAACGGCTTTCTGTATCGCCTTTTAGTATCGCAATAGGGTAGCCGTTTTGTAATAAAATGAGGTTCATTAAAAGGCGGGAGGTTCTGCCGTTGCCATCTACAAAAGGGTGGATGCTTACTAATCTTTCATGCATTTCGGCGGCTAACTCCACGGGGTGCATGGTTTCCCTGTTATCATTATAAAACCTCATCATTTCCGCTATTTCCTTTTGTAATTCGTAAGGTGGCGGGGGTACATGCTTTGCCCCTGAAATCATTACTTGAACTTTCCTATATGCTCCCGCATTTTCTCGGCTTATTCCCTGCAAAATAAGGGCGTGGATTTGTAAAATATCCCTTTCGGTAATAGTGTTTTTTTCTTTGGCTAAATCCTTAATATAATCAATAGCGTGGGCGTGGTTTATAGCCTCTAAATGCTCGTTCAGTGTTTTTCCGCCTATGGTTAAGCCTTTTTCTATTACTAACGCCGTTTCTTGGAGGGTTAGAGTGTTTCCCTCTATCTTATTACTTTCGTAGGTATATTCTATATCAAAGGCTTTGGCTACCTTGTCGGTTTGGGTTTCCCGCAGGAGGTTGAGCCTTGCTTTTAGTTGGTCTATTTCTCTATAATCCATTTTGATCGTTTTTATTTATTCCCTGTTGTATTCTATCTTTTGGAAATAATATTCCCGATTAAATTCAAACTGAAAGTAAGAAGATTTTTTAAAGTTCCTGTAATAATAATCATAGGTTCTAATCCCTTCTAACTCTTTCGGTAACTGATTAAATAAGTCTTTTAAATTGCTTTCGCAAATCAATACTTTGTCCTTTTTTATTAGGAAAAAGAGGGTTGTTATTCCTTTGTTCATCTTTATATATTTTGATTTTACAAATATAAACAAATATATTTATACAAATGGTGAAATTTTTTATTCTGAAAATCAACATGTTATAATAATTTTTAAAAATATTCTTTGAAATATTTGTATTTAATAATATATCATTGTATATTTGCAATGTAAAAATAAAAGAAAGAATATTTATAAACTTAACAATTATGAACGCAGTAGAATTTTCAAGAGGTATAAGAGAGGCGGTAAGCATCAATATAGAGAATAACAGCCAGTTTGATACTACGGTATTAGTTAGCGAATTTGGTGCGTATGCTTATGAGGTTAAGATTTACGGCGATGTAAAGGCATACGATGACTATGAAACTAATTACCACGATGTAGAGGCTGAAAGAGTGATTTTTGAACTTGAAACAGTCTACAATGAAGATGGCGAGGCGGTGGATTTATCAAGTTACGAACAGACTTTAATAGAAGATAATTTAAATAAAAATTTAAGTCTTGAATTTCATTAAATCAAAAGGGGCTTAAAAACCCCTTAAAAATCTATTAAATAAACTTAAACAATAAACATTATGAAAGGTTTCAGAAGTCAAGTATTTAAAAGGGCTTACGAGTTAGTAAAAGTAACGGGCAAAGGGTTTGCCGTGTGTCTATCCAAAGCGTGGCAACTCTACACACTGGCAAAGCAAATGAAAAACCACGCCGTAACATTTTATTACGAAAAGAAAAACGGCGAATTAAGAAAAGCAAAAGGCACTTTAAGGGTAGAATATCAAAATAAAACAGATAAGCCACAAAACCCCGCCGTATTCACTTATTACGATTTAGAAGCAGACGGATTTAGAGCCTTTCAAATTCAGAACCTCATCAAAATAGCATAATTTTAAAAATATAAATATATGAACAACCAAGCATTAAAAGAACTAGCAGAACGACTTGATAATTACGATAGTTGTCACGGGGCAAGATTAACCGATTTATCAGACTTATTTAAAGATTATTCCGAAGTCTTATACAGGTATATTGATAAGGGCTATAAAGATGATGCAAAAAACGCCCTTTGTCGGCTTATGAGTTTATTTGATGTTATCCTAGAGCAAACCCCTGAAAGCCTATTTGTAGATTTAGAAAGCTTAATGTTTGAATTAAAACACTTAAATAACTTAAAATAAACTAATATAAAACAATATAAAGAAATGAAAAATACAATATTAGACCAAGCAAAAGAAAGAGTAATAACGGCAATATTAAAAGAACTTTCAAGGCTTTGTGATAAAGGATATTCGGAGAGTTTAAGTTATTACAACAACTTAAAAACCTCTATAATTTATTTAGTAGACCTTAATGATGATATAAGATATTTACAGGACAGAATAAAATCAGGCGAAGCCAGTGAAAGGGAGTTAATAGGTTTCATTAAAAATATAAAAACTGCTGGATATGATACAACATATCTGAAAGATGTTTTTGATGGTCTTTGTTTGGTAGATGAGGTTCTAAATGTTATTGCGTGGGCATTACCACAGTTGCAGACCATAGATTTAATAAAGTATAACCAAAATAGAGAAAATGAAGCCGATAATAAACACGATTAAAAAAATCAAAGCCTTTATATTTTTAAGGTTATTTTGAACAAGTTTACTAAATGTTTACTAAAATAAAAATAATTGTATTGAAAATCAATATTTTAGACTGAATTTAACGACCTATACCAGTTTATGAACGCTGGTATTCCTATGACTGCTGAATTAGCAAAGGTAATGGGTGTTGCTGAAAACGAAGTAAAAGACCTTATTTCTGCTGGAAAGGTAGGTTTTCCAGAGGTTCAAAGCGTTATCAATAACCTAACCAATGAGGGCGGATTGTTCTTTAATTTGATGGAACAGCAGTCAGCTTCATTATCTGGACAAATCGCCAACTTGGAGGATGCTATTGAGCAGATGTATAACAAGATAGGCGAAAAGGCAGAGGGCTTTTTATCCAGTGGAATACAGGGAATCACTTTCCTTGTAGAAAACTATGAGAAAGTAGGCGTAGTATTAGCAGGATTGGTTGGGACTTATGGAGCATATAGAGCAGCGGTAATTACCCAAGTTGCGGTAATGAAAATTGCTAATATCCAAGGGGTTTATGATGTTGCTACACGACATTTACAGATAGGAGCGACAATAAAACAAATAGCCCTACAAAGCCAACTAAATGCTGTTATGATGGCGAACCCTTACGCTCTTGCTATCGCTGGGGTAGTAGGGCTTATAGCGGTGCTGTATAGTTTGGACACTGCATTAGAAAGCGGAGCGGAGAAACTTCAGAAGATTAACAAAGAAACCGATGATTATAAGAATGAGGCTCAAAATTTAATTGGGACTATTAAGAGCGAAACTGCTACCATCTACGAAAAGCAAGAGGCTTATAAGAAGCTTTTAGAGATTGCTCCTGAAACTTTCAAAAATATGTCGCAGGAGCAGATTATGGCAATGAATCTTACAGAGATTCATAAAAAGCTCAACGAAGAATTAGAAAAGAATCAGGGCAAAAAGATAGAGGCTACTCTGGAGGATATGAAGAAAGAGATGGATAGCCTTTTGAAATTAAAAGATTTGAATGTAGATGATGCAGATGGAAGGATATCGAGCAGGATAGAGGAGTTAAGAAATGGGATTGCCGAAATAGAAAGGGCTGAAAAGTCACGAGCAGAGGCTATTATGTCCCAAAACGCTCCATTAGAAGAGCAATTAAACTACTGGAAAGATGAAGAAAAGAAGATAAATGATGTTATAGAGAAAATCAAAAAAACGCATCCTGAATTAGACACTGCAAAAGCGAAAGCAGGGGAAATCCCTGCACAATTTGCGAAAATGCAGACAGCAATAGACGGGTTGGATTTTGCTGGGCTTATATCAAGACTTAAATATGTCCAAAATCAGGCAGGCAGCGTTAAAAATGCTTTACAGATAGGAGAGGAAGGCTCACATAAAAAAGCTGACAAAGACTTAAATAAAAACGAGGTTGAAGCCGAGATAAAGAGACTACAAGAGGAAAAAGCCGAATTGACTGAAATAGCCCAAATCAAAGAAAAAAACAAAGAGATTGATAAATACAGGCTTTTAGCTAAAAAATGGGATGATAATCCTTTGCAATCCTCAAAACCTAAAAAACAATCAGGCGGAAGAAGTAAGGCTGATGCTCCATTAGCAGGTTCGCTTGGTGCGTTAGAGAGCGAGTTGTCTAAAATCAACGAAAGACTAAACAATAAAACACTTATTTCTGATGCTAAAACACGAGCAACGCTACTTGCAAAAAGGGAAGCGCTGGAAAAACGAATAGCAGAAGTCAAAAAGCTGTATATCAAAAAATCTTTTGATGAAGAGATTGCCGAACTGGAAAGGCAGTGGAAGGTTCGCTATCAGATAGAAGCAAAATACGGAAAAGAAACGGCTAAAAATCAGTTTTCTGACCTGAAAGGGAAAAGTTATTTCGATGAGATTAAAAGCAGGTTTGATGCTTTGGACAAAAAGCAATTATCAGGGATTAAATTATCTGATGATGAAATAAACCAATGGCAGAAACTGAAAGAGATTTTGGATTCCCTTACAGGGGAGAAAGACCCTTTTACGAATTGGAAAGAGAGTTTAGATGAGCAGTTAAGTAGTATGTCTACTTTCTCTGAAAAGATAAACAAAATAAAGGAGGAAATAGAAAACCTCACACCAGAACAAAGAAGTCAGGGTTATGAAGCAGAATTGCGAAACAGGTTAGATGAGCAGGAAAAAGCATATAAAGAGGCTTACAGCCAGTTTTTAGAAGAGCATCAGACCTATAAAGAAAAGGAACTTGCGATTGTCAAAAAATATGCAGATTTGATGACAAAGGCGCAGACCGAAGCAGAACAAAAAAGGGTAGAAGAAGCTAAAAATAGAGAGCTGGGAAGTCTATCTATGGATATGTTTATGAGTGGTGATGAATGGAAAATCGCTTTTGGAGAGTTAGAGTATTTCTCCCAAGATACCCTTAAAAGAATTTTAGCTCATTTCAGGAAGTTTAAGGAAGAAAACAAAGAAAACCTTTCGCCTGATGATTTGGACAGATTAAAAGATGGCATTGCAAGACTGGAAACGGCTACCACGAGAAATCCATTTAAGGCTTTAATCAATTCTCTTAAAGAGTATAAAAGTGCTTTGGCAGACCAAAAGAAAGCCAAAGAAGAGTTTGATAAGGCGCTGAATAGTGGAAATGTAGAGGAGATTACCAAAAAACAGAAAGAACTTACCGAAGCAGAAAGAAGAACAGCGGAGGAAAGGAAAAAATTAGCAAATGTTTTGAATCAAACACAATCTGCTTTCAATGATGCTATTCAAGGTGTTAATGATTTGGCGGATGCTTTCGGTGGAATGAGTGATGCTGCAAGAGATGCTATGGAAGACATTACCAATATCGCTAATTCAGGGTTGGATATGGCGAAAAATATCGCCAGCCAAAATTATATAGGCGCTGTAGCATCAGGTATCAAAATGATAGGCTCTATTTTCAAGGCTTTAAGTGGAGACAAGAAGAAAGAAAGAGCCATCCAAAGAGAACAGCAGGCGCTGAACAGACTGAAAACAGCCTATGAAGAGCTATCCCACGCTGCAAACAAGGCGTTTAATGCAAGGCAGTATTCTGACCAAACCAATCTAATCAGAAATTTAGAACAGCAAAAAGCAAGTCTAAATAATATGATTGATTCTGAACGGAGCAAAAAGAAAACCGACTGGGGGAAAATTTCAGAATGGCAGGGGCAGATAAGTGCAATTAACAGAACGATTTCTGACCTGAAAGAGGGAGTGATAAAAGATGTTTTGCAGACTGATTTAGCAGGCGCAGCATCAAAGGTAGGGGATGCTTTGGTAGATGCTTTTAGCCGTGGAGAAAACGCTGCTCAATCATTGGAAAAAGTAGCCAATGATATGGTAAAAAATCTTGTGAAGAACCAGCTTAACCTGATGTTGCAGAAAAGAATGCAGGGGACTTTGCAGAATCTATTTAAAGCCACAGGGCTTAATGAGGACGGCACAGGAGTGTTTAAAGGGCTTTCCAAAGAAGACATTGCAAGATTTAAAGCAGAGGTTAAAAGCGCAGGAGCAGGAATGCAGTCTTTTTTAGAGGGTTACAAAGAGATTTTTGAGGGTGTAGACAGTAATGATGATAGTCTGAAAGGTGCAATAAAAGGGATGAGCGAAGAAACAGCAAGTGTTTTAGCGGGTCAGTTTAATGCAATTAGGATAAACACAGGCGAGATTTTAAAGAATCAAAAGCAAAATTTAGAGGCGATGAAAAACTCTGTTGATTCCCTTGTTAAGATAGAGCAGAATACATTTAATCTGTTTCAGATGAGAAAAGATTTATCTGAACTTAACAACAAGGTAAAAGGAGATGGAAGCCTTAGAGCAAGTGGAATTTAATAAAAACCAATAATTATGAATGACATCATAGAACACGCAAAAGCGCAGGGATTGTGTAACGAATGGTATGAGCAAATGAAAGCCAAGCCGACACTTAAAAACCTTTGCGAAATGTATTTCAGGGGTGATGATTGGGCGAAAGAACATGACTTCCCTAAACTAAAAGATTTGAGAAAATACCGAGATGAAATTATGCAATATGGTCTTTATACGGACTTTTCAGGAATATTAGAAAACATAACTCATCTGGCTGTTTTTGGAGACTCTAATGTAGAATTGGTGTATAACAATTTTGAGGTTGCTCAAATCATCATCAGACACAATTCAAAAGTCAAAATCACAGCGAAGGACTATGCTATTTTGTCGGTTGATGTTTTGGACAATGCCCAAGTGGAAGTAGAAGAGTTTGATAATGCAAAAATCAGGATTTACAGAAAATGAGTGAAGTGATTTACAGCCTTAACGGAAAGTTTTTCAAAGATTTTGGGGTTTATATTTCAGATTCCAAGGGGCTTTTGGACAAACCTAAACCCAAAGCAAGAAAAACCTACGACTGGGCAGAACAACACGGCAGACAGATAGACCTTTCTCCTGCGAAGTATGATGAGCGAGAGATAGAGTTAAAAGGCTGGATAAGAGGTGAAAATTGGCATAAAACAAAGGCTGATTTTGATAATCTTATGTCGGAATTTGACAAGGAAGGTCTTGCTCGGCTGGTCGTAGATTTTGGAAAAGTTTTGGTTTATGATGTCTATTTGTCTGATAGTGTAGAGCTGAACAAAACGATAAGAAATGGCGAAATTATTGGCTCTTTCACTTTGAAGATAAAAGACCCTAACCCTATTAAAAGAACCTTTGTTTTAAAGGGAAATGCTTTGAATATGGCTTTTACTTCGCCTGATTGGGTTGTTTTAAATATTGATGGCGTAGAGGAAAACCTGAAAGGAGTTGTTAATATCAGCAAAATAATACCTAACAGGGTTTTATCAGGGCTGAAATACGCAGGAGAGAATGCAGAAACCACGCATTACATCACTATTTCAGGAAATATAGACCAAATCACTGGATTGACAACAAACAGCGAGGAAGTTTGGAAACAAAAAGAAAACGAAAGCGGAAATATTCCGATTCCTCCAAGTGTTACAGGGGCGTTTTCAAAAGGATTTAATAAAGGATTTAGAATATAAAAACATAAAATAAATGAGCAATATATCAACATTGGAAGAAATCAAAAGGCTTCTTCCTGATAATAATAGCGGAGCAATTACAGAAGCAAAACTCAGAGAAAGTTTTGAAAAGACTTTTTCTGAAATGGATACTAAAGCAACCAAAGAAGAATTAAAAAAAGTAGAGGATAAAATCAAAGTAGGAACTCCAACATCCAGCATAAATAACAAACTCGCTGGAAAGAAGATTTCATTCATGGGTGATTCTATTTCTAATTTCGGCGATACTTCTGCTGAGTATAATACGACCACAAAATATACCTTTGATGACACTTGGATAGGGCAGTTTTTACAGCTTGCAGGAGGAACCAAAGGAAAGATAGATGCTATTTCAGGCACTACAATGCAGGCGATAACACTAGATGGTGGAGCAATCTACAATACTACACTAGGAAGAGTTGAACTTTTGCCCGAGGATAGTGATTATATTTTCATCTTTATTGGTGCTAATGACCAAAAAAATGATGGTAACCAGCAAGGACATAAACTAGGAACTATAAGACCAAAGGGAACACTAGGTAATTTCGATAATTCTAACCCTAATTTCCTAGAGTTTACGGGAGCTTACCAATTATACTTAGAGAAAATTTTAAAGAGACACGCCAAGGCTGAAGTAGTTCTGATGACTCCTCTTAAAGCGTTTGGTGAGGGGAATGAGACTGATTTAAACAAAGCATCAGACCAATATGCAGAGAGGGTTATAGAGATAGCCAAACTATATGGTCTCAAATGGATTGATACCAGAGAAGCAGGATTTACCAACTACAACCACCAGTTGTTCTTCTCTGATGGTCTGCATCCGAATAAAGCAGGGCATAGAAAATTAGCCAGATTGATAGCGGAAAAAGTACTAGAATTTGGAATATTAGGAAAATTAAATGCTTCGGATTACTACACTAAGGCTCAAATAGATGAAAAACTAAAGGCTTTACCAAAGGGAAACGCTACTGCACCTGCTCCCTCAGGTGATATTGTTATAGGCGGGGCTAATCTTTTGAAAAACACAGCGCTTCCAGCGTTTACTCCTAATGGGCAGGGTACAGGAAATCCTACTATAATGAGTGATACCACAGGAAGTTTTGTAAGGTACATACCTGATACAGATAAGGCTGTTTCGGTTTATGGTTTGTTTTTGGAAGGGAGTAATTTGGGTAATCATTCCAAAAGCATGGATTTTAGACACTCACACACATCAAATGTTACAATTTGGGGACAAATCATACCTCCGAATAAATGGACAAGAATAAAACAAGAAAGTTTTACAAATTCGACAGGTTGGACGGTTTTCACCTGCGATATAGCAGGAGTAACTGTAGACATAAGAAATTATAAAATAGAACTTGGAAGTAAGGCTACTGATTGGGTGCCACATATCTCTGAATACAAGCTTGGTGTTTCAGATGATATGATAGACATTGTTCTGCCGTGGACACATGATTTAGAAGTTCCAATAGAAATTAACGGAGATAACGACCGAGTAATCTATAAACTTCCAAGAATAGAGAGTATAGTAGAAATCCTTGAATTTAGGCTTGTTCAAAGAAATGGAACGGTTACCGAAATCAAAGGCTTGAAAGTGATAACGACCAGCACGGGCAGAAAGGGTATTCCGCTGAAAGCAAAAGAAATAGAAGACCCAGTGAAAGTGTATGTAAAAGCTTTGTTGAAATAGACATAAAAACCAATAACCATGATTGTAATACAAAGAACAGGAACACTGAATTTAAATAACAGAAGACCCATTAGGAGGGTTGTAAGTTCTCAACACAAGCAGGTGCTTCTTTCAGAGGATGTGATAGATATTAAGGTAGAAAGTAAATCTCCTTTAGACTTTTATATAGGCGATAAAATAGAGTATAGTGGTCGTTTTTTCTATCTCAATTCAATGCCAAAAGTTGTAAAAGAACAAGGTTTTTACTCCTACAATTTGACTTTTGAGGGGGCGCAATATCTTTTGCGCAAGAAGATTTATTTTAATCTTGATAAAACAGGCTTTCAGACTTCTGCGGATTTTCCATTGACAGGAGAAATAGATATTTTCCTTAAAGTATTGATTGACAATATCAATTCTGTGGAAAATGGCGCTTGGGTTTTAGGTGACTATCCTAAAAATACAGAGGGAAAAACACTTACTTTTTCTAATGAAAATTGTCTTGCTGTGCTGCAAAAGATTTGCAAGGAGTTTGACACTGAATTTGAAATCAAAGAAGATGTAAATGCTGGAACAAAGACCCTTAACATTAAGAAAATAGGAAACACCAAAGATTTTGTTTTTGAGTATGGCAAGGGTAATGGTCTTTACTCTATCAATAGGGATAATGTGGCTGATGATGTGGTTACAAGGCTCTATGTGTATGGGAGTTCAGACAATATTCCATCTAAATACAGGGATTATTCTGAAAAATTAAGAATGCCTCAAGCACAAGGGGATTACCTGCAAGATGATGAGAAAATAAGGCTCTTTGGAATGAAAGAAGCGGTTAAGGTCTTTGAGGATATTAAACCGACTTTCAAAGGGATAGTTTCAGGGGTTGGAAGATTTGATGAAGCATCAAAAACACAGGAGATTTTTGTTTCTAATATGGATTTTGACCTTATGGAAAAAGACCAAGAGGGAAACACCAAGTATCTGATAACAGGGACACCAGCAAAACTACATTTCAATAAAGGGAATTTGGCTGGATATGATTTTGAACTTCTTGCGCTTACAGGCTATAATCACGCTACGAAATGCTTTAAGGTAAAGCAATTTACAGATGAAAGAGGGCAGAAACTCCCTGACAACAATACTATTTTCAGTTTTGAAGTAGGGGATGAATTTACCATTACAGATATTGTAATGCCTGAAATGTATATCACAAGGGCAGAGGAGAAACTTTTGGAAGCAGGTAAAAACGAATATGCTAAACTCTCTCAAAACAACACGAAATACAGCATCACAATAGACCCTATGTTTTTGAAAAAGAAAGGGAACGAAAGCACTGTTTTCTTTGAGATTGGAGATTATATCCGTGTGGTAGACAATCCTTTAAAGATTGATAAAACAAGCCGTATTATCAGTATGACAAGGGATTTGCTAAATCGTTTTAGCTATACTCTGGAGATTGCTGACACTTACGAAGTAAGTTTTACAGCAAGTGTTCTAAATGATATTAAAGACACGAAAAAGGTGGTAAAATCTCAAACGCAGGTTATCAGGGAGAATTACAAAAACGGCTACAAAAACATTTTGGAGTTGAAAGACAGCATTTTTGACACCGATGGACACTTTGACCCAGACCATATCAAACCGCACTCTATTGACACTAATATGTTAAGCGTAGGGGCGAGAAGCCAGAATTTTGTACTGGAGGATGTGGTTTTAAATCCAAATGTAAATGGAGAGCCAGCCAATGTTTCTATTAGTGGGGGGAGGCTGGTTCATTTCTCTATTGCAGAGGATATTAAGGTTTGGGAGCTTTTGCCATTGCAGCAACAGAATTTACTGGATATAGTGTATTATGTTTATGCGAAAGTAGAGAAAAACGGAACATCAGGAAGTTGGCATATTACAACAGACAAAATCAAGTTTGATGAGATGCCAGATTATTACTATTTCCTTTGTTATCTTCTTTACACACCAAAGGGAGGAAAGAGAGAGGCAGAGGCGATGTATGGTAATGTAACGATGCACGGCGGACAAATCACAGCAGGGAGAATAAAATCCTTAAATGGGCAGACTTATTTAGACTTGGATACAGGGGAGATTTCAGGGAAGATTACATTTGTAATGCCTGATGGGACAACTACTTCCAATGTAGAGAAAGGAATGCTGGGGAATACCATTATAGAGGGCGGAAAAATCAAGTCTACCCTTATAAATGTAGAAGAAATTGCCGTAAAAGCAGGGGAGCATGTAAATGCAGATATAGGGGATATTAAGAAAAAAACGGACAATTTTACATCTATTAAGGGCGGTCTTGTTTCTTCTAATATTATTTCTGTTGGGGATGATAAAGACAATCAGAATGCTTTTATTTCAGGGGTTACTGACAAGGGAGGAGAGAGTGTAAGGTTTGGCGCTGGAACTGGTTATAAAAACAAAGACAATGCACCTTTTAGAGTCTTGGATAATGGTAAGATGATTGCGAAAAACGCAGAAATTTCAGGGAGAATTGATGCCTTGGGAGGTAAGATAGGAGAAATTAAAATAGACAATGGGTGGCTAACTGCAGGTGAAAGAGGCGAGAATGATATGTATCTAAGTGATAAGATGTTTGGAATGACCCAAGATTATAACGATGATTTAATAATAGGAACAGGATATAAAAAAGTTTCTATTGGGAGAACGACAGCGCCCGCGTCAGACCCTTACAATATAGGCGCTGCTATGAGGGTAGAACATAATAGAACTCCTAAAATACATCTTACCAACGATGAAAATGTAGCCTTGCAGTTAGAAGCTAAAAACAACCAAAAACAAAATATCGCTTTAGATATTATAAAAGGAGATATTCGTGTGCTTGGGAAAAAGGGATACACAGGTAGTTTTTATATTTCAACATATGATGATTTCGGAAAAAATGTTGTCACTACAATAGAAGTTATTAGCGGGATAATAACTAATGTTAAAATAGAAAGAAGATAATAAAAACCCGCTTTTAAAAAGTCTATTTTTAGATACGCTCTAAAAATGGGCTTTTTTTATTTAGTAGAGAAATAGGGAGTGTTTATTTTTGAGCTTAATACAATTTTTAAGTTTAAAATGATGAATATTAGGGAGTTTATATTGAATAACTTGGTGTTGCTGTATAAAGGCGGAGTTTTTGCGAAAATAAACGCTTCGTTCAAGCTGTGTATGTTTCCAGCGGTGGCAGTTTCGGCATTTGAGTATTTTTCAGGGCTTTACACCACGGACTTATCGTTCCTCTATGGCGTGTTGCTCGTGCTGATGGTAGACCATATTCTTGGGACTTACCTGCATTACTTTGTAGATAAGGATTTCACTTTTAAGGCTAATCTTTTAGGGCTGTTGAAAAAACTAACAGTTATCCTATCAGGGTATTCTATGCTGTTAATTATGCATGATGCATTGGATGAAGTGGAGTTCTTGGATGTTTATTTCAAAGTGATGATAAAATTGATGGTATTGCTTTATCCTCTTGGCTCTGCTTTGGTGAATATGTCCAAAGTGACAAACGGAGCATTCCCTCCGAGTGGGCTTTTAAAGAAGATAAAGAATTTTGAGAAGACTGGCGATTTGGAAAGTTTAAAGGAAAAAACAAAAAGTGATAAAAGTTATGATGTCTTTGGGGAAAGTGATAAAAGATGTGATGTCTTTGAAGAAAGTGAAGGAAGTGAGGGAGGTGATGATGGCTGTGATGCCTTTGGGGAATAGTACTCTCTTATTGGGGTTTGCTATGTTTTTGTTGTTGGGATGTGGAGCGAGGAAAGTAAGAAAACACGAGGAAAAAGAAGAGCATAAGACCGAAGTCAAAGAATCGGTAAAGAAAGATTCTGTTTCGGAAACTCAAACGGAGGAAACTGCTAATATTAAAACACTTACGAAGTCTTTGGATTTTGCGATCAAACCAATCGGCAGCGAACCTGTGCAGTTTAGATTTTTATATAATGGCAACATTGTAGAGGGCAGCGCTAATGGAGAGGTCTATTTCAAGGATAAAAAGCAGGAAAAGGACTCTATCATAAAGATCATAGAGAAAGTAAGAGTAGAAGTAGAGAAGCAGGAACAGAAACAAGCGAAAGAACAGCACAAACAAACCAAAGAAGAGAAACAATCAGAACGAGCAGAAAGTTGGATCATATATTTAATTCTGATTATTGTGGGAATGTTCCTCTGGGAAAGGTTGGAAAAGGTAATTGATAAATTTAAATGATATGGCGGATATAAGAAGTTTGAGACCATTTATTCTAAAATGGGAAGGAGGATTATCAAGGGATGCAAACGATACAGCGAGCAGGGTAAAATGTCCTACGCCTTATAAAGGAAAGACAGGCTATCACACGAATAAGGGCATAACCTATGCTGTATGGCGTTCGGTGTTTGGTTCGGATAAGGATATGAGGTTTTTGGAGATGAACGATGCCGATTGGGATATAGTAATAAAAAGGCTGTTTTGGGACAGGTGGAAAGCCGATGAAATTAAAGACCAAGCAATAGCCAATACTTTGGTAGATTGGGTTTGGGGAAGTGGTGTTCATGGCATTAAAATCCCTCAACGAATGCTGGGAGTAACGACTGATGGCGTAGTAGGTGCAAAGACCATAGAAGCGCTGAATAATGCACCAAAAGACTTCCTACAAAGGCTCTATAAGGAAAGGGAGGATTTCCTGCATAGAATAGTAAAAAGCAATCCGACTCAAAAGGTATTCCTGAAAGGCTGGATGAACAGAATGGCAGACTTAAAGAAATGGAATGAGAGGTTTTTGAGATAGATTTTCACAAAAATTTATCTTTCATTTAAATGAAATAAAAGGTAATTTTGCAGAAATTAATCTTATTTTGAAAAAAAATGATTTTCCAATTAGCATTGCTAAAAAAAGAGAAAAAAAGAATTTATTAAGAAAAAAGAAAAGATATAATCACGCTACAAATTCTGTCTTTTATAAGATACTTAAAACTCAATTAGACAATGATAAAAAAATTATAGAGCATAATACATTTAAATTGTATGATTTTCTTTGTAAAGAAAAATTTGTAGAATATGAGGATGTAATTTATGAAGAAATTTTTATTCCTTCTGTTTTTTCTATTGAAGGAAACAACAATGAAACATATAAGTGTTTTAGTAAAATAGTACATTCTATGATGGGCTTAAGGGGTAAGTCGTTAACTCTTAATTTTGAAAAGTGTCAAAAAACAGATGAAGAGACAATATTTTTCCTTAATATATTGTTATTAGAATTCATACAGTATTTTGAAAAAATAAATGATAAAAGTATTTTTAAGAATAAAAAAATAAAGATTAAATATAAAAAGCCAAAAGATAAGGATGTAAATAAAATATTGCTTTTATATAGAGGCAGGATGGATATTGATATAGATCAAGATGAAATACCATATGACAATTTAGGTTATTTGAAAGGAGAAAAATCTAAAAAGCACTATCTTGAAAATAAAAAAAATATTTTCACAACAAAAATCGTTGATTATTTAGAAAATTGTCTGAACAAAAGCGGTTTTGGGTTTAAACCATTAGGTAGAAATCATATAGAGGGAGTTATAGGTGAAATATTAAATAATGCAGAAGATCATAGTCCGTTTAATGAGTATTATGTAACTTCTACATTTTCTATGAAAAACATAAGAGCTGAGAAAAGGGAAGATTTTATAGGGGTATTAAATATGAACTTCTTGAATTTTGGATATTCTTTCTATGAAGGAATTTCGGAAACAAATGAAAAGAACAAAGATGATTATTTTGATTTAGAAAAAAAGTTTAGGTCTGGAAAATATAGTAATTTTACAGAGGACAACATGTTTACTTTATGGGCACTACAAGAAGGCGTAAGCAGATTAAAATATGAAGACGAAAGTAGGGGTACTGGAACAATTAAATTTATAAATGGTTTTTTATATATTGGGGATTATAATGAGAATGGCTGTAATCCATATTTAAAGATAATATCAGGAAACACAATTCTTATTTGTGATAATGTATATCGTCCTTTTGCAGAAGAAAATGATGGAGTTTCTACATATTTTGTATCTTTGAATAAGAATAATAATTTAGATGATCCACCAGACTCTAAAAATTTAAAGCACATGAATAAAAAATTTCCAGGCACAATGCTGGCAGTAAAAATATATATAAACGGGAAGCATCTATCAGAAAAAATAAAAAGCAATGAACAATAAGAATATCGACTTAAAAAACTATAAAAACTCAAACAGTACAGTATTCACAGGAAGACCTCAAGGCAAAGATGTTAGAGAAAAATTAAAATTAAACGAATTAGATAAGGATGATGGCGTGGTAAATATTATAATACCTAAAGGAACTACATCTTTCAATCCCTCTTTTTATTTAGGATTGTTATATGATAGTTTTAAGAATTTAGGGGAGGACTTTGACAACAAATATAAATTCGTTATTGAGGATGATGATCAAGAAATAAGAAGGGTTATAGAAGCTAATTTAGAAGACGGTAAAAGAAATGCCTTTAACTCTTTAAATAATAATTTAAAGAAGATCTTTTAACTATGATTGATGTTAATGACATAAACAATTTTTCAGGTATAATAGAAATCATTGTTATTATATTAATATTTGGAGGAGAGCGTTGCTACGAGTACTATTCTAAAAAAAAAGAACTTAGGAAAGAATGGTATTATAAAATTTTTATAGATCCAAATTTAGTCAAAATAGAAGATTTTTTTGAGTCAGCAAAAGAAAATTTTCAAAAATCACAAAAGCATCTTAAAGCAAACTCTAGGAAATTGTCTCATAATGATTTTTTGCGGGAAGCAACAGTTGTAAAAGGTGAGTTTCAGAAAATGAAGCGAAGATTTGAAAAAGAAGTTATATCTCCAATATCTTTTAGTAATAAAGATATATCAGAAGAATTAACAAAAATATTGCAAGACTTAGAAGATTTTTACACAGAAAATGTCGATAAATTTGAAAGTGAAGAAAATACATTTGATAATACACTTGTGATAGCAAAAATTAAAGTATATCAGGAGTTATTTAAACCTATAAACAACTAAGATAAAAAAAGCGTGAGTTTTCACGCTTTTTTGTTTACAATATTCCGTTATAAATTATAATCAAACGATTTTGTTTACAATATCTGGTTTTCTATATTTGCAAAACACAAAGCAGGACATTTGGCAATCTTCAGATACCAAGTTGTCTCTTAAACTATAATTTTTCAAGAAGTCTGTAACTTTCCTAGGGTTTGAGGCTTCTTTTTTTTGTATATTTGTAACACACAAAAACAGAGTTTTCACTCTTGAATAATTAAACAGAAGCAGTATCTTTAATCGGATACTGCTTTTTATCTTATTTAAATTTAGGCATCATCGCCCTTGCTTTTTCAAATTCTCTTTCTTGGTGTTTAGTAGCATATATTTGAGTTATCTTTTCAGAGGAGTGTCCAAATATTTGTTTTACTGTTTCTATATTCATTCCGTTGTCTTCTTTATCATTTGCTCCTTTATGCTTTAAACCATACATCTTTTTATTGATTCCTAATATACCCTTTACATGCTCTCTCCAAAGGTTACCAGCAATATTGATAGACATTTGGTAAGGAGATGTTTTGAATAATTTGTCTTTTCTTCGGCAATAAGGGCTTTGAATTCCGAATAAATAATAATCAGGATTTGACAAATCAAGACCTAACAAATCATTTTTTAAGTCCTCTGAAAAAGGGACTTTCCTTGCTTTTGTCTTTGTTATTTCTGATGGAAGCAAAAATATGTTCTTGCTGAAATCTATCATAGAACATTTTATTTGTCTTATTTCGTTTGGTCTAATTCCACATTGATATAATATTTTAAGGAAGATATTAAAATTAGGGCAAACATTATTGAAATGCTGAATTATCAAGGTTTGTTCTTCTGGCGTTATCAGTTCCATTTCTATTGGAGTTTCTTCTGGTAAGTAATCTAATCCTTGAACAGGGTTGTTTTTGATTATAAACTCCTTTTTTAGTGCTGTGAAAATAGACCTTAATACATTAGATGCCTTATTATATCTTTTATTAGACCATTTTTTAGACTTTTTTACTTTATCAAGGAGTATTTTTATATGATAGGAATCGAACTCTTTAATATCGTGGTTTTGCCATCCTAAACTAAGGATAGTTGGTTTTATGGCACGATAAACAGATGAATAATCTTGAAAAGTTTTTTTAGCTAATTTCCCTTTAAATATTTCAAAGGCGAAATCAAATGCTTGTATAATGTTGTATCCTAAATCTTCTGGCTGCGGTAATCCTTTTTTCTCTGGATTCCATCCTTTTTTTAGGTCTCTTTCTATAAAAGATTGGAGGACTTCTGCTTTTAGCATTCTATCAGCATAATTGTCCTCTTTTGCTAATCCTTTATAAAATTTTTTAATAATCTTCCCACCAGAATAGATATATACATACCATTTTTCAGACAAGTCTGCTGGTGCATGAATTTTTACTTCGTAACTCATTATCCTATTATTTTTTGTAGGGAGGTTGGATAATGAAAAACTTACTGTCTTTTACTATTTTTTACTATAAATCACTTACTTTGTTTTTAAAGTGTTGATTTATAGTAAATTACAAACTTTGTGGAGCTGGAGGGATTCGAACCCTCGTCCAAACAAGCAACAAATAAACTTTCTACATGCTTATTTTGTTATTATTTTTCGACATAAAGCAGAGAACAAACACCCAACTTTATGCTTATCTTCTAAATTTTTTCGTCCTTTGGTCAAAGCTCCCAAAGGCTTATTTCCGCATTTCCTATGCCCCAGAATCGGACGCCGCAGAACGGAGCTTCCGTGAGACATCTTGTTTCCTTACTATACTTCGGGAAAAACGCTAATCTTACTATACTTCGGATTAAGCAGCAAGAGCATACTCTTCGTTGCCAGTTAAAATTTGTAGCAAGGGATTAAAGAGATCGCGCTACGGTTCTCTGCATGCTTATTTACCCATTGGTCTTGCTGTCGAAACCGGTCAGCCCCAATGAATTTTGGGAGCAAATATAATGAAAAAATAAATGTAATGAGACAATATAATTTTAAAAATTATTTCCTTACCTGTTTCAGCCATTCTAAATAGCCCATTACCGCCATTATTGTGAAAACTAGATACTGCAATGAGGTGATTCCCAGTCCTTTGTAGAGCATCATCGGGACACAGATTAAATCGCCCACAATCCAGAAAAGCCAGTTTTCCACCTTTCGTTTTGCCATGAACCACATTCCGATGAGAAACAGAGAAGTTGTGAAAATATCCAGCCAGTTTGCCCAGTCAAGCTGCTGAAAACCAAGGTTTACGCCGTTCATAGAGAAATGATTGTCTATAAAAGGTTTGAAATAATAAACTCCACAAACAGCTATGAAACTCAGCACGAATAGAATCAGTCCCACCAGCCAGTCTTTTTTCTTGGCAAAATCTACACTGATGATTTGGTTTTCGGTGTTTTTGTTCCAAGAAATCCAGCCGTAGATGCTCATAATGCTGTAATAAACATTGATAAGCATATCGCCCAAAAGCCCGAAATTAAAGAGAATGTAAACATAAATTGTAGTGCTGATGATGCCTGTGGGATACACCCAGATATTCCTTTTCACAGAGAAAAAAACACTCAGCAGACCGAAGAAAGTAGCTATAATTTCCAAGAAAATTTGGAAAAAAGTATATTCCTCGTAAGGTTTTATAAAAAGTTCATATGGATTCATCAGCCCAAAGATAAGGTTATTTTGATTATATTTGTGTCAATATTTAGATTAAATTTTTTGAACAATAGAGAATTATTAAAAATGCCGCTTGAAGAGCTGTGGCAGCTGTTCCCAATCGAATTAGTCCCGCACAATACTCTATGGGAAAAATGGTTTCAGGAAGAAAAACAATATTTGGAAACTATTATAAATGAGAGAGTTACTATTAGCCATATAGGAAGCACAGCGGTTCCTTCCATTTGGGCAAAACCAATTATTGACATCCTTATAGAATGCGATGATAAAAATAGTCTGAAAAATATTTCTGATATTTTGGACAAAAACCAGTATCTCTGCATGTCCCATGATAAAGATAGAATGGTGTATAACAAAGGATACACCATAAATGGTTTTGCGGAAAAAGTATTTCATTTGCATATAAGATTGAGAGGCGATAATGATGAACTTTATTTTCGGGATTATCTTATTGAAAATCAAGATATAGCAAAAGAATATGAAAAAATGAAACTTCTCCTTTGGAAAAAATTTGAGCATAATAGAGATGCTTACACAGAGAATAAAACGGACTTTGTCAAAAAATATACACTAAAAGCAAAGAATATGTACGGAGATAGATATTAAAAAACTTTAGAAAATCTGATGTTAATAATTATCTTTGTAGAAATAAAATTGACATGAAAAATTTCACATTAAATACAATTTCAGAAGCCATAGAAGACCTTAAAAACGGTAAAATCATCATCGTAGTAGATGATGAAAACCGCGAGAACGAGGGCGATTTCCTCTCTGCAGCAGAACTGACTACGCCAGAGATTATCAATTTTATGACCATCCATGGGCGCGGGCTTATCTGTACGCCGCTTCCCGAAAGCAGGTGTGATGAACTAGGCTTGGAGGCGATGGTTTCGCGCAGTACAGACCCAAAAGAAACAGCCTTTACGGTATCAGTGGATTTGCTGGGAGATGGCGTATCTACAGGGATTTCTGCCAATGACAGGGCAAGGACTATTTTAGCTTTGATGGATGAAAAGAGCAAACCTACTGATTTCATGCGACCTGGGCATATTTTCCCTCTCAGAGCCAAAGAAGGCGGAGTACTAAAACGCGCAGGACATACCGAGGCAGCGATAGATTTGACCAGACTTGCAGGACTGAAAGAGGGCGGAGTAATCTGCGAAATCATGAACGAAGATGGAACGATGGCGAGGCTTCCACAGTTGGCAGAACTTGCCCAAAAGCAAAACCTAAAAATAGTTTCCATAGAGGATTTGATAGAATACCGCTTGAAAAATGGAGATTTGATAGATAAAATCGAAGAAAGAGAAGTAAAAACTTTTTATGGAGATTTCAGATTTTATGCCTTTAAGGAGAAATACACGGAGCAGGTGCATTTTGCTTTGTCCAAAGGAAGCTGGTCGGTAAATGATGAGGTTCTCGTGCGGGTGCAGTCTTCGGGCTCTTACTTTGATGTGCTGAGTATTTTGGCTAATGGAGAGAAGTCTTTATTGGAGAAAATCACTGCTAAAATAAACGAAGAGGGCAGAGGAGTGATAGTTTTTATCAATAATGTTTCCACTACGGAGAATACACTACGAAAGCTTCAGCAGTTCATTAATAATCAAGAAAATACAGAGTTTAGAAATACTCAGAATTTTAAAGATTATGGAATAGGAATTCAGATTATCAAGGAGTTAGGAATTCATAAAATAAAAATTTTATCTCAAAATACAGATCAGAAACCAATAGTGAGTGGTTATGATGTGGAGATTACAGAAATGGTAAAGATTTGATATTATGATAGTTAAGTTACTATACAAAAATGATGTTTTCGAATGGATTGACATTCAGGATATGAAATATGAAAATATTTCGGAAATATCTAAACAATACAAAATCAATATATTACACCTAAAAGATTGTATCAATACCAATCATCTTCCCAAAGCGGAGGATTTGGGCGAAATTAAATTTATTCTAGCGAGGACGAGTTCTGAGCCTGGTAATAAGTTTTTGAATTCTATTAACGATATTAGTACGAAAGTTGGGATTTTTATTAAAGAAAATCTTGTTTTAACTATTCATAGGGTTGATAATGAGCGGATTAAAAAACTCTCCGAAGAACTGCAAAATGGGACTTTTCAGGCTGCTAATCCCTATCGGGTAGCCTTGGAACTGGGCTCTGGCATTTTGAAATCTTATAGAAAAGAAAATATCAATCTTTTGGAGAAAATGGAGAAAATAGAGAATGATGTTTTCACTAAAACGGACTCTAATTCAAATGAAATCAAGCGTTTATATCGTCTGAAAAGGAGAGCAAGTCTTAATCTGAAACTTTTGTCCATTTCTAATGAATGGGTTAATTTTTATGACAAACTCCCGATAGAAAAAATAGAATTCAATGATTTGAAAGATACCTATACGGAGGTGATGAGTGGTTTTGAATATCTTAACTCGCAGTTTACCAGTCTTATAAGTCTATTTTTGGCGCTGTCTGACCAGAGAAATAACGAGTCTATGAAAATTTTAGCTGTATATTCAGCGTATTTCTTGCCGATAACCTTTTTGGCGAGTCTTTACGGAATGAATTTTCAGGAAATGTTTGGAATAGACCATGAATACGGCTTTTATTGGATGCTTGGCATCATGGTGGTCATCGTGATAGTGACTTCTATTTTCATGAAAAGGAAAAATGTGAAATAATTAAAACGCTGAATATGAGTGGTATTACGCAGAATCAAAAAAGTATGAAAAAATTTTATGATGATATTTCAGAAAAATATGATTTGATTTTTTCATTATCTCCACTGCACAAGACTTTTTTTGCAGAGGAAATAAAAGGTAAAAAAGTTTTGGATGTGGGTGCTGGAACAGGGAATTTATCCCAGTATTTACTTGGCGAGAATTATGAGATTACAGCTATTGATATCAACGAAAAACTCATCAAAAAAGCAAAAGAGAAAGGCGTAGAAATCGTTAATATGAGTATGCTTGATATTGACAAGCTTCCGAAATTTACGACCATTATCAACATAGGAAACACGCTTCCTCATTTGGAAAACAAGAAAGAGATTTCAGTTTTTTTGCAGAAAGCCTATGACCAGCTGGAACAAGGCGGGAAACTAATCATCCAAATGGTGAATTTTTGGAAATTCACATCCAAAAATAAAGAAGGAAATTTTTTAGGAAATTTGCCGCTGATTGATAATGAAGGCGTTACTTTTGAGCGCTCTTATTATTTGAATGAAGAGGGAAACATTATTTTCAAAACTATTTTAGATAAAAAAGTTGAAAACGAAGAGGTTTTGATAAATGTTGATTATCAAGAACTTAAAGAGTTTTTGGAGAATGCAGGGTTTAAAAATATTCAGTTTTATGGCGGATTTAATAAAGTTGATTTTAGCCCAGAAAACTCTATGCCTGTGATAGTTACAGCAGAAAAATTATAGAAAATGGCTTTGATTAGAGAAGTTTTAGGAAAAACTCCTATCGTGGGCGAAGATGTATTTTTAGCGGAAACGGCCGTGATTATCGGTGATGTGGTGATGGGCGATGCGTGCAGCATTTGGTATAATGCCGTATTGAGAGGGGATGTGAACAGCATCAGGCTCGGTGACAGGGTGAATATTCAAGATAATGTAACTGTGCACTGCACCTACGAAAAACACGCAACCATTATAGGAAATGATGTTTCCATCGGGCATAATGCGGTGGTTCATGGGTGTGAAATAAAGGATAATGTGCTTATCGGTATGGGGACTATTGTCATGGATGGCTGTCTGATAGAGTCTCACGCTGTGGTGGCGGCAGGTTCGGTGGTTACGCAGGGGACACACATCAGGGAAGGTGAGCTATGGGCAGGAGTTCCCGCAAAAAAGATAAAAGATGTTTCGCAAGACCTTATGGAGTCTGAAATACAGCGAATAAGCAGAAATTATGTAAAATATTCCTCTTGGTATAAAGAGAAAAAATAAACAAAATATTAAAGTATAAATTAAATTTAAAAATATGAGAATAAAAGAATCAGAATTTTATAAACCATTTTATTTAATGGGGTATGATGGTGAAACATCGTCAATAAAGCTTTATGATAAGATGGAAACATCTACATTTTCGTCGCCTTATAGAGTTTTATTGAATAATCTTATGGCAAATCTGTATATCGGTGGTGATGAGCTGGTTATACATAAAGAAAAACTCTCTCAGTTCCAGAAATGTGAGGATTTCCATACGATGGATTATTCATCAAAAACTAACGAACTTTACGAGAGCGAGGAGTGCTACTTTCATCCTGAGTTAGAGGTTTTTATACTATTAACCAGAGACTTGTCAGATGACTATGATACAGAAGTTTTTGAGGAGGGACTCTATCGTGTGGAGTATGTTTATTATAAAAATGATTCTCCTAATTCTAAGGCAAATCTAATAAAACTTTTCAGTGAATATTTTGAAAAATATGTTTCTAAAGAAGCTAAAGTATCTATTTTGCTAAGAGATAATTCAGGTTTTGACTTGAAAACTCATACAATAAAACCTCACAGAATAGACTTGGATCTGATGTACAATGATGATTTTATGGAGGTGCATACCAGAGTGAAACACACGATAACTAATGAAAACAAAGGAATCGTGCTGCTTCACGGAATTGCAGGTTCTGGAAAGACCAACTACATCAAATGGCTGACGAGCCAGATTCCGAATAAAAAATTCATTTTCATACCGACTACGATGATTTCTTCGCTTACAGACCCTAGTTTCATCGGTGTTTTGGTGGATAATCAGAATTCGGTTTTGGTGCTGGAAGATTGTGAAAACTACATTGCGGAGAGAACAACGCTCAACAGCAATACAGATGTGGTTTCTTCGATTCTGAATATAGCAGACGGAATGCTGTCGGATGTGCTTGAATGTCAGCTGATTTGTACATTTAATTCGGATATATCCAAAATCGATTCCGCCCTGCTGAGAAAAGGAAGGCTGATAGCAGAATATAAATTCCGAGAGCTGACCGTGGAAAAATCCAATGCTTACCTGAAATCAATAGGCAAGGACATTACTGTAGATGAACCGCGTTCTCTGGCGGAACTTACGAATATGGATGAAAAATCCCTAAAAGACACTACGAAAGAAAATAAAAAAATAGGTTTTTGATGCTGAAATATTTGAAGAAAATAATTTATTTTATTTTAATATTTTACCTTTTAGCGGTGGTTTGGGGCAGGTTTTTTAATCCCATCATCACATGGACGCAGCTCGGCGGTTTGTTTCAATATCAGAAATTAGACCGCGAGTATGTTTCCTATGATGAAATGGGGGATTATGTGAAAATAGCCGTCATAGCATCAGAAGATCAAAACTATTATAAACACGATGGTTTTGATTTCAAGGCTATTGAGAGAGCCATGGAGAATAATGAAAAAGGAAAACGAATACAAGGCGGAAGCACGATTTCCCAGCAGACAGCCAAAAATATTTTCCTTTGGAATAATAGAAGCTGGTTCAGAAAGGGCTTGGAAGTGGTTTTTACTTTTGTGATTGAAAAGGTTTGGAACAAGAAAATCATCATGGAGAGGTATCTCAACTCGATAGAAATGGGGCAGGGGGTCTTCGGTGTGGAGGCGGCTTCGCGGTATTATTTTAAGAAATCGGCTAAAAATCTTACCAAAAGTGAGGCGGCGTGGATAGCGGCGGTTCTTCCAAATCCGAAGAAATACGACCCAAAAAATCCAACACCAGCGCTGAAAAGAAAGCACAGCTGGATAATGAAGCAGATGAACCATATCCGCCTACAAGATTAGTTATAGAATGATGATTTGGGTAATTTCTATTCCCAGTTCAGAAGAAATTTTATTAACATAGAACGATTTTCGCATCTGGAAATCGTTTTTTAGTAGAGGAGATTTTATTTTTAGGCTGAGAATGCCTTTGTTTAGCCGAACTTGTTCTATTTCATTAAAAAGACTTTCGTCCAAGTATTCTCGGAGAAAGTCTTTTATTTTAAATGAAACCAAAATCTCATCAAAGCCATAGATTTTAGCCAAACTTTTTACCAATTCTGAAGAGTGAAATTCTCTTTTCTTTCTCATGTAAGAAAAAATTATCTGTGGATTTCTAATCTTTTTTGGTAAGCCTGAACCGTGTTTTCCATGCCCATGTAGAGAGCCTCGCTGATGAGAGCATGCCCTATGGACACTTCCAAGAGATTTGGGATAGTTTCTGCAAAATATCGTAGATTTTCAAGGCTTAAATCATGCCCAGCATTGATGCCCAGCCCTAGTTCACTTGCACGGATAGCTGTTTCTAAATAAGGTTTGATAGCTGCCTCTTTATTGGCTTTGTATCCAGAAGCATAGGCCTCTGTGTATAGTTCTATGCGGTCAGCTCCCGTTTTAGCGGCATAATCACAAAGTTCTGGTTTAGGGTCAAGGAAAATAGAAGTCCTAATTCCAGCTCGCTTGAATTCTGAAATAATGTCTGTCAGAAAATACAGATGAGTTTTGGTGTCCCAGCCAGCATTGGAAGTGATGGCATTGTCCGCATCAGGAACCAAAGTCACCTGCGTAGGCTTGATTTCCAAAACCATATCTATGAATGGGCGGTGCGGATTGCCTTCAATATTAAATTCCGTATGCACCAGCGGTTTTAGGTCATAGACATCTTGTCTTGTAATGTGGCGCTGGTCTGGTCTCGGGTGGATAGTGATGCCATCTGCACCAAACTCCTGAATTTTCACTGCGGCTTCTGTTACGCTAGGAAGCAGCCCTCCTCTGGAATTTCGGAGGGTCGCTATTTTATTGATATTTACACTTAATTTTGTCATTGAAAAGATTTAAATTTTTTTCAAAAATACTAAAAACCATGCAGATGAACTACAAGGATTTTAATTTACCTTTGAAATCATCTATGGATTGGTAGCCTTTTTGGGACATGATTTCTTTTAATTCAGATAGAAGTCGCCCGAATATAGACGGATTTTCCTTCATCAGCTGAGAGCCCACCTGAACCATACTTGCTCCGCAGAGAATATGCTCAAAGACATCTTGCCCTGTAAGAACGCCGCCGCAGCCGATGACTTGGATGTTTTTATTTAGTCTGGTGTACATCGCGCGGACATTAGCCAGAGCGGTAGGTTTGATGTATTCGCCGCCAATTCCGCCAAATCCATCCTTTGGTTTGATAACGACTTCTTCTTTTTCAGTGTCAATATAGAGCCCGTTCCCGATGGAGTTGATACAATTCACATAATGAAGCGGAAATTTATTCATAACTTCTGCAATTTTGTCAAAATGAGCCATATCAAAATAAGGCGGAAGTTTTACGCCCAAAGGTTTTTTGATGAAAGTAAAAACTTCTTGTAAAATTCGCTCCGTAGCCTCAAAGTCATAGCCTGTTTGAGGTTTCCCAGGGACATTGGGACAAGAGAGGTTAAGTTCTATAATACCTTTAAAATCAGATGAATTTACTTTTTTCAGCATTTCCATATTTTCCTCAAAAGACATTCCTGCCACGGAGAGGAAGATGGTTTGTTCGTGCTTTTCTTGGAATTTTAGGGTATAATCGAGATAGTAGTCCAGCCCTTCATTAGGCAGTCCCATGGAGTTGATAGTTCCTAGTGGAACTTCCACATATCGTGGCGATGGATTTCCTTCGCGGTATTTCGCTGTGGCACTTTTAGTTACGAAACTTCCACAGTCAGAGAGGTGAAGTTCGTTTAGTTTTTCTTCCGATTCGCACCAGCATCCAGAGGCGTTCATCAGTGGATTTTCGAAGGTGTAATTTCCGATTTTAGATTTGAGGTTCATGAGTGATTATTTTATTAGGTTAGACTTAATTTTGATATACGATTTTATGAATTTCTGCAATGGTCTGAGTCAGATTATCAGGCTCAAAAGTTCCCATCAGCCAAAGGTTCAGCGGGTTTTTATCTTGGCTGTAGCTCGGTTGGATATAGTTCGCGTCCAAAACAGAAAAGCCATTTTTTTTGTAAAAACCTACTCTTCGCTCAGCTATGTCACTTAGCTCTTTGGGTTCGGTTTCTAGCACGATATTTCCGAGGTTTTCAGTCAAAATAGATAGAATGGTGGAGCCTAAATTAGCACCACGAAGAGCCTCGAAAATCTCAAAATGCTCTATAAATGTAAACTCTGAAAACTCCCATACAATGAGGTATCCAGCGAGGTTTTCTCCTTTGAAAATGGACAATATCTTGCTGTGGTGATTTTCTAAAAGCTTGTAAAACTGCTCCTTATCTCTCCGTTCATCAGCAGGGAAGGAAGCGCAATATGAGGAGAAAATATGTCCGCGTTCTTCTCCTTTTGCGGGTTGTATTTGTATGTCGTTTAGAGTAAAAATCATTTGGTTTAAATTTAAATTAAAATTGTGTTTGACAGCATTCTAAGCATCTTTTTTGGCTGCACCAGTTTTTGTATAAATATAAGAACGCTTGGGAATCTAGGGCAGATTTTATCTTCGCGCCTAAATTTTTCCATTGTTTGATGATGGAATTTTTCTCGGGTTTTAGATTTCGGTAAAAATCAAATATAATTTTCTGATTATCAGTTTTTTCCTTGTGATAGGAATAAATCACAGGAAGGATGGCATTCAGCAAAATAATTTCTATGAAATCCTCTGAAAGTTTTTTGGTTTTAGCTTCGCTTTCCTTTCCGAAAACATACTGATTTTCCCAGTATTCCGAGGTTTTTATGTCTTTGAATAACTCTTTCAACTCCTCCACGCTTTTTGCATTGATAATTTTTGAAAATAAATTCTGATGCCGAGAATACAGCTGAGCCAGCTGCGAAAGCCTTATAGTAGGGAACGAAACGGGCATCATCCGCATGAATTTAGCAGGAAAAACGATGTCATTTATCCCAAATTTCGCCTTTAAAAACTCAAATTCTTTCAGCCATTTTTGGCTGTCTTTTTCCGAATTATTTAGCAAATCTGCTTTTCCAAATAAGAGGCTTTCCAACTGAAAAGGATTTTGAGAAACTTTTTTAATGATTTTAAAATCAATGCTTTGCGCAATTTGGAGAAAAGTTTCCGAATTTACTTTCAGCCCGAAAGAGTAGGCTATTCTCTGGAATAAAACCGCTTCGTAGTCGTTTTTTGTAGCCAGTAACTGCTGTTTGATTTCTTTGTCTTTTTCTTCTAATTTTTGCAAAACAATTTCTTCGGAAAAATAATTTGGGATTTTTTTGATGCTGAAAATATCTTCACAAGGAATAAAATCCTTTTCTTTGTCAAAATTATAGTGCTGAAAATCAGGATTTTCAATATAGTTTTTCAGTTCCAGCGTAGGAATGTTTCTTTCTTTTAGTTCCGAAATTTCTTGGTCGTGCTCAAAAACGATATGAAGGATAATGGACTGATAATCTTTTTGTTCCGAATGTTTGTGCAGAAGCCAGTCGGAAGATTTTACATGAAATTCAGCATTTCCGAAGAATGTGATGTCTTGTGTTTTTATCTTCACCGAATGAAAATCAGGACCAGCATTGCTATTTAGTTTTCCAAAATCTAGGATTTCGATAGGGTTTCCGTCCGTATCCTTGAACAAGAGCGGATTAAAAACCTTGTTTTCCCAAAGAGTTTGCAAAAACTTTTCTTTCATTTAGTCGTTAGTTTTCTGTTTTTTACCCAAAATGGTATCCGTAATTACGGCTATTGCGCAGTCTCCTGTGACATTTCCCGCCGTTCCGAAGCTGTCCATAGCGATGTAGAGCGAAATCATCAGCGCTTGGCTTTTTTCATCAAATCCCAACATAGAACCGATAATCCCGATAGCCGCCATAATAGCACCACCAGGGACTCCAGGCGCAGCCACCATAGCAATGCCAAGCATAAAAATAAATCCTGCGTAATCTAAGAAATCAATCGGCATCTGCTGTACTACCATCAGAGCTATGGTGCAGGCTACTATCTTCAGGGCACTTCCAGATAAATGTATCGTCGCACAAAGAGGAATAACCAGTTTCGCTACCTTTTCCGAAACGCCGTTTTTGATGGTCTGCTGTAAGGAAACAGGAATAGTAGCTGCCGAAGACTGTGTTCCCAGAGCCGTGATATAGGCAGGTATCATATTTACCAGCATTTTAAAAGGATTTTTCCTTCCGATAATTCCAGCGATGGTAAATAAAAATATCAAAAACAAAATATGAAGCCCAAAAATAATGGCGATAATTTTAATGAAAA